ACAGCAACTCTAGCAACTCCTGGATTTGCAGGTAACTACACTGGTAATTACTCACGTGACTTCGCTGGTGAATACACTGGTAATTACTCACGTGCATTCGCAGGTAATTACACTGGTAACTACAGTCGAGTATTTGCTGGTCAGTACACTGGTACATTCTCTTCTGATTACGTAGGCAACTATGTTGGTAATTATGCACGTACGTTTACGGGTGAGTATACTGGAACGTATAACAGATCGTTCGTAGGTAACTACTCACGTGTCCGTGTATCAGCATACTCACGTCTACGTACGTCTGCTTACACTGGTACTTACTCACGTGATCGAGTTTCTACATACGTCGGTGACTTTATCGGTGACTATGCTCGTAACTTTGCTGGTAATTATACGCGTTCGTTTGAAGGTAACTATGCAAGGTCGTTCCTAGGCAACTATGTCGGTGCAACGATTTCTGATAGTCTGACAAACGTTACTGAAACATATACACTATACGTGAGGGTTGCATAAGCACCCTCACTGTGATATAATAGTCAAAACGGGTCATTCACGTGGCCCGTTTTATTTGACTACTATATACATTTGAATTGAATTGAACTCTTTGGAGATATAGATGAGTTATAAGCGATGGATGGATAATGCATTCTGGGAAACAGATCAGAAACAAGAACTAAACTGTATCCTAGAACTTGAAGATGATGTCGGTCGTGTTACACGACAACAAATGTTTTTACATCGTCATAACAAAGATGGAAGTGAAAACGAACTGTTTAATGAAGTAGTTGATGCGCTAAGTGAAGCGCGAATTGACGAGGAAACTGAGGCACGTGTCATTCGTAAGAAGGCAGAGGCTGAAGAATCTAAGATTCGTGAAGAAGAACACAACAAGGCGCGTAAACTAGAAAAACTATTCAACTACAAACTAGAAGCGTTTGAGGTTGAAGAGATTAAAAACTCTAAGAACCGCAAGTTGAAGGCGAAATTGCGTCGTGCAAAATCTAAGATCGAAGTGGATATGTACTCGATCATGATTCTACAAGAGCAACTAGAGGCCGAGACAGATGGAGAAGAGTAAAGGTTTTATTATTGTTGCGTCTAAGAATCGCAACTTTTATTTGTACGCAATCAACCTAGCAGAATCGATTCGAGACTACTATGAGGATTGTAAGATCTGTCTAGTGACAGAAGAACGATTTATTGATGCACGGGGTGAAGATGTTGCGGATGATATTATCTTCTGTGATGACCACTACCGTGCAAAGTTATGGGGTATGGCTAAGTCACCGTATGACATAACAATGTACATTGACGCTGATATGGAAGTAGAGCATGAAGATATCGTCAATGTATGGGATGAACTAAAGGACCATGATATGGTCTTTACTGCGTTAACCGATGACCGTAGTTACATCTATGCGGAGCGTGACTTTGATACACCGGAAGGTAAAGCAAAGTTCACATTGTGCGGTGCAGTATGTCTATATGATATGAGCAAACCAATTGTACGTGAGTTCATGGATGATTGGTGGGACTTAACGTATCGTCAGATGAACGATACTTGGTGGCCCGATGGGTATGCAGACAGTCTCAAGTCTTGGGATCAGTTCTCGCTCTGGTGGTTGACCAACAAAGAAGAAAAGTATAAGGATCTCAAGGTCGGTATCTTTGATGACGATTTGAGATGGAACTATTATAACGCTCTTAATTGGGCGAGGACAAAACCTGAGACAGGACCAGTGATCATTCGTCACTTCTCGGCAGGTTTAAATAAGGATACTCCAATCATATGACACAGGTAAACGATCAATATCTAAAGCACGTGGATGTTAAAAACCCAGAATTGCTTGAGATCCTAGATCAGTATGCAAAACTGCATACGATGGAAGGTTTCAAAGAAAACTGTCATTTGACTGCGGCACAGCAGATTCGTCAACGTCCATTCTACGTTGGCGAGAAGTATATGCAACAGGTTGTTAACGAAGGCACACGTCACGACGGGTTCCCAGAATCTCTAGTTGCATACAACTTTAAGTTGTCCGACAAGTCTCACCAGATGTTTGAACCAAATGCTGATCCAATCTTCAAGCGCGATATGACACACCATCTACGTGATTTGAATGACAAGATGATGAACTTCTTGTCTGTAAAGCATAACGCGCTTGCAGCGGTATACCCACCAGGCGGTTTTATCTCTTGGCATAACAATGCAAATGCTCCTGGTTTCAATTTAATTTTCTCTTACTCAGAAGACGGTTCTGGTTATTTTGATTACATCCATCCAGAGACTAAAGAAGTCATTCGTTGCCAAGACAAGCCAGGTCAGTGGACATGCAAGGCCGCGTACTTCGGTCACTATGACGAACCAAATAAGTTGATGTATCACGCCGCATCCACAGAAGACTGGCGCGTTACAGTTTCTTATGTATTTGATTGGTCAGATACATCTGAAGGCTTTCGTGAAATGGTTCTAGAAGACATTTCTTCTGATTATTAATTTCTTACTCCCTAAGTTGTATAAATAGAAGAAAACGTTTATACACTTAGGGTCTTTCAGACATGGCGCATTACGAAGATTTTACAATTGATCAAGGTTCAGATTTAGCCTTGCAATTGGAATTAGTTAATCCTGACGGATCGACTAAAGATCTAACTGGTCATACTGCATCGGCAAAGATGAAAAAGAACTATAATAGTTCGGCAGATGCAACAGTAGATTTTAACGCCATCGTTGCAGATCCACCTACAAGTGGCGTAGTCACGTTATCCCTTACTCATGGACAGACTGATGCCCTGTCTACTCGTGGTCGTTATGTGTATGATGTAGAGATATCATACGTCGATGGCGATGGCAATGAAATCGTAGAAAGAGTACTTGAAGGTAAAATAAAAGTAAGCCCTTCAGTCACAAGGTAATTATATGCCTATTCGAAAGGTTTCTAAAACATCTCAAGACTTTTCAGTCAAGCGCATTGAAGGTATTCGAACAGGTACGACTAAAGTTCGAAGAATCACTGTTGGCAGACCAGTCAGCAGCGTAATTCAGAATATCGGCGCAAATATTAAAACATTCGATGGACTAGGTGATATTCCTGGTATCGAAGAGTTAAGGCTTGGCGAGATTGGCATCAATACTCAAGATGGTAAATTATATATTAAGCGAGAGTATGATGGCGTACAAACAATTGTAGAAATTGGCGGTGGTGCTGGAGAAGGTAATCTATCAGCCACGACAACATTCAATGCATACATTTATACTTCAGACGGTACTTTAGAAGTAGTAGGAGGTCCAGATGATGCAGGTAATGTTTTACAATATGATCCAGACCCTAATACACCATCCCGAATACAAGTTTATCTGAACGGTGTTTTGTTACATCAAGGCATCGACTATACTGCGACTGATGGCGCGACAATTTCTTTAACACACGTTGTAGATGATGAACAAGTTGTTCAAGTTGCTGCCTACAACTCAACGGGTGTTTCTTTGGGAAATGATCTAATATTAGATGATCATTTCTCTTTCACTGTAGGCACAAACGAAGAAACCCGACTTTATCACAACGGTGTAGATACTATTATTAAGCATAATGGATTTAATGATAGTCTTTTTAAAATAAAATATGCGAATGATGATAAATTTATTTTGGGTGATGCCGGCGTTCAACTTCTTGGACACTATACATTAAACGGTCAACCTGTTGTTACACAAACAGAAATTGACCTAATTAATTCTCGAATCGACTCATTAGACAGTGACATTCAAGAAATAAAGTCTATTTTGTCACAACTTGTCTAATAATAATAGTCTGGTTAAACTCGTTTTTAATATAAATAAAAACAGTATATTAACCACCCTTAGTATCCCACACTATGATTAATAACAAGTCTTTCAATAGAGTGCTTGCTGAAAGTTTATTTAACTTAGCCAAGCAGAAACAGGACCAAGTCGCTGTCACGCCTGGGCAAGAAACTCAACTTTTTGAATATATTGAAGGCACTTCATCATCAACAAATGATCGCACTGTTATTCCAGAATCACAGGCGTTCATTGCTCCAGGCGATACCGCCATATTTCCTTTGAATGGAACACCCGCACGTGATGATTTAATTGATGTTTGGGTAAATGATGTTCTTCAACATCCTGAAGAAATATATGAAACAATCGGGGATACTATTCAGTTCTTTGAAATCCCTCCCGCTGGGACGGACATCTATATTAAATTTCGTTAGTATATTATTAAACGTTTAATTTCAAACCTAACTACCGGAGATTACAAGTATGTCATTTAGACAGATTAAATCACCAGCATTAGCCGATAAAGCGGTCATTAATACCAAACTTGACGAAAGTGCGGTACAAGGACAAGCAGAACTACAGGGAATGGTTAACCCTGCGGACTGTTTTACCCTTTTGTATGACGTAAATTCTGACTCGCTAAAGAAAATCGGTGCTGACGACTTCTTTAGTTCGTTCTCAACAACGGATCTAACAGAAGGCGATAACCTATACTTTACTCCTGCACGTGCTAAAGAAGCAGTTGCACAAGATATCGCGGATGCGGTAGCAACAGAAACTTCTCGAGCCACAGCTGCAGAAGCCCTACTACAACAAAACATCGACGCAGAAGAAGCGGCACGTATTGCTGCGGACGCAAGTTTACAGGCTGCAATCGATGGCGAGATCGCTCGCGCAACTGCACGTGAAAATGCAATTGAGCTTGGATATCAGACAGCAGATAGTGCTATCAACACTCGTATTGATAACATCATCTCTAACACTGATCCAGCTGCATTGGATTCACTTGCAGAAATCGTTGCTGCATTCCAAGACGCGGATAGCGTACTAACTGCATCTGTCGTTGCAAACGCAACTGCAATTTCTGATGAAGTTACTCGTGCAACTACAGCAGAAGCAGATCTACAATCACAGATCACTTCTGAAGTTACTGCCCGTACTACTGGCGATGCAACTCTACAAGCTGCTCTAAACACAGAAACATCTGCTCGTATCGCAGGCGACAATGCTCTAGACGCACGTTTGACTACAGAAGAAGGTAATGTAGATCAACTACAATCAGACCTTGCTGATGAAATCACACGCGCAACTGGTGCTGAAGCAGTAATCGCACAAGATCTTGCTGATGAGGTTGCTCGTGCAACAGCGGCAGAAGCTGCAAACGCACAGTCAATCCAAGACGAAATCAACGCACGTGCCGCTGCTGACACTCAAGTCCGCACCGACATGACTGCTGCAATTAACTCTGGTGACGCTGCAACTCTACAATCAGCGAAAGATCACGATGATCTATTGATCGGTGATGCAACTGTTGACGGTACTGCTGGCAACACTGTAACTGATCGCATCGCAACTGCACTATCATCTGCTAACTCTAAGACAGACGCAGATGTTGCTGCAGAACAGGCTGCTCGTGAAGCAGCAGACTCAGACCTACAAGCAGGTCTAGACGCAGAAATCGCTCGTGCGACTGCTGCAGAGCAACAGATCTCATCTGACTTGGCTGCAGAAGTTACTCGTGCAACTGGCGAAGAAACTCGTATCGAAGCAAAAGTTGATAACATCATCTCTAACACTGATCCAGCTGCATTGGATTCATTGACTGAGATCGTTACTGCATTCGAATCTGCGGATTCAGATATGAGCGCTTTGATTTCTTCAAACACTGTTGCAATCTCAACAGAAGCATCTACTCGTGCATCTGCTGACACTGCACTACAAAATGCAATCAATGCTGAAGCGGCAACACGTGGAACTGCTGATGCAGATCTACAGGCACAAATCGACGCAATCGAACTAGATTACGTTGAGCGTGACTCAGACGTTCTTGCTGCAGCAAAAGCATACACAGATCAAGAAGCAGATCTACATCAAGCGGCTGCAATTGCACACGCTGATGCACAAGACGCTGCCCTAATCGGTGACGCAACAGTAGATGGTACTGCAGGTAACACTGTTTCTGCACGTATCGCAACTGCAAAGCAAGAGTCTAATGACTTTGCTCAAGGTCTAGTAGACGCAGAAGAAGCTGCTCGTATTGCTGCGGATGACGCACTATCCCTACGCGCTACTTCACTAGAAGGTCGTATGGATGATGCTGAAACAGACATCGATCAAAACACAACAGACCTACGTGCAGAAGAAGTTGCACGTGCCGCTGGTGATGCGACTCTACAGTCTAATATCGATGCAGAAGCAACTGCTCGTGCTAACGCAGACACTACACTTCAAAACAATATCGATGCAGAAGAAACTGCACGTATTGCTGGTGATGCTGCACTACAACAGCAGATCACAGACGAAGTTACTCGTGCCACTGGTATTGAGGCAGGTCTACGTGCAGACGTAGATGCAAACACTCAAGGTGTTGCTACAAACGCATCTGCAATCAACGTTGAGCGCACACGTGCAATGGCTGCGGAAGCTGCAAACGCACAAGCAATCGCTGATGAAGAAACACGCGCACAAGCTGCAGAAGCAGTTAATGCACAAGCAATCGCAGACGAAACTACACGCGCTACTGGCGTTGAAGCAGGTCTACGTACAGACGTTGACGCAAACACTGCATCTATCGCAGGTCTAGATTCAGATCTAGGCGCAGAAGAGTTATTGCGTATCGCTGGTGATGCTGCACTACAACAGCAGATCACAGACGAAATTGCCCGTGCTACTGCCGCTGAAATTGCAAACGCAAACGCAATTTCTGCTGAAGTTACTCGCGCCACAGGTGTTGAAGCTGGTCTACGCACTGACGTTGATGCAAACGCATCTGACATCGGTGATCTACAGTCAGATCTACAAGACGAAATCAATCGTGCAACTGCTGCTGAACTTGCAAACTCGCAAGCAATCCAAGCAGAAGTTACTCGTGCAACTGGTGTCGAAGCAGGTCTACGTACAGACGTTGATACAGTTACTGGACGTGTTGATGCAATCATCGGTACTTCACCAGAAACTCTAGACACACTACAAGAAATCGTTGCTGCATTCGAAGACGCAGACAGTGACCTACAAGCAGTTATCTCTGCAAACTCTGGTCGCTTGACTGTCAACGAAGGCGATATCGACGCACTAGAAGTACGCGCAACTGATCTAGAATCACGTGCAACTGCTGTAGAAGGTCGCGCAACTGCACTTGAGACAGAGCAATCTGCTCAGGGTGGACGTTTGACTGTCAACGAAGGTGACATTGACGCTCTAGAAACTAAGGTCGGAACTGCATCTCTACAAACAGTTGCAACTGATCTATCAGCAGCAATCAACGAACTACACGCAGAAATCGACGCTGACGTTGCTGATCACTCAGCACTAGAAGCTCGTGTAACAACTGCGGAAGGTGAAATCGACGTTCTTCAGAGCGAGATGGATGCCGTCGAACTACGTGCAACTTCACTAGAAGGTCGCGCAACAGTTAACGAAGGTGACATCGACGATCTAGAAGCAAAAGTTGGTGTTGGTGGTCTAGACACTGCTGCAACTACTCTAGTTGGTGCAGTCAACGAACTACACACTCAAGCAGACTCTAACACTTCACGTGTTGGTGTTCTAGAAGGCGAAATGGATGCAGTCGAAGGTCGTGCAACTGTCCTAGAAGGACGTGCAGATGGTCACGATTCAGACATTTCCGTACTAGCGGGTCGCGTAACAGTTAACGAAGGTGACATCGATTCTCTAGAATCTAAGATGGGTACTGGCGCATTCAACACAACAGCACAGACTGTTGTTGGTGCGGTTAACGAAGTACACGGCGAAGTTGACGCGGCAGTCGCACGTATCGACGGTCACGATTCTGACATCGCTGCAAACTCAGCTGCTATCGCTGCAGAAGTTACACGCGCTACAGACGAAGAAGCACTTATCCGTGCAGAATTCGCTGCGGCAGACGTTGTCGTTACTAACGCATACATCGCGGCAGACGCAGTTGTTGCATCAAATGCAGCAACAGACGCGACAAACAAAGCAAACACTGCTGAAGCTAACGCTAAGGTATACGCAGATGGTATCGTCGCCGCAGAAGCGACTCTACGTGAAAACGCAGATGACGTACTAGACGCGAAGATTGACACAGAAATCAATGCACGTCAGGTTGCTGATAACGCACTAGATTCGCGTCTAGGTGTTGTCGAGTCAGAAATGACTGCAACTCAGATCGCTGCTGGTGTTAATCCAGATGGCACATATGTACAGCCATCAAACACAAACTACATCGACCTATCTACATCTCTAGCGGATGCTGATCAGAAGTTGGATGCTGCTATCAAGGCAGTTGACACAGGTCGTTTGGCAATTGAATCTTCACTACAATCTCAGATTGATGCTGAAGAAGCTGCTCGAATTGCGGGTGACTCAGATCTATCAGACGCACTAGCGGCTGAAGTTCTACGTGCAACTACAGCAGAACAAGCAAATGCCACTAACATCGCAACAAACGCTCAAGCAATTGCGGACGAGTCTTCACGTGCACAGGGTGTTGAGTCATCTCTACAAGATCAGATTGACTTCATCACTTCTAACACTGACTCTGCGGCACTAGATTCGCTAACTGAGATCGTTGCTGCATTCCAGAGCGCAGATGGTACTCTAACTGGTCTAATCCAGCAGAACCAAACTGACATTGCAACTAACGCATCTGGTCTTGCACAAGAGATCACTGATCGTGCAGCACAAGGTGCGGCGATTCGCGGTGAGTTCGCTGCTGCTGATGCACTATTGCAAGCGGCAATCGACACTAAGGTGAGCAAAGCTGGCGATACAATGTCTGGTGTCCTAAACATGGGCAACAACAAGGTTGTATCTGTTGCAGATGGCACAAACACTAAGGACGCAGTAAACAAGGGTCAGTTGGATGCAGGTCTTGCTGCACAACACATCTCTCAGTTTACTACTGACGACCTAACAGAAGGTTCAAACCTTTACTACACAGACGCACGTTCTCGTGCTGCATTCTCTGTCACAGACGTAGACGGTGAAGGTAATGTTTCTTATGACAACGCTTCGGGTGTTCTATCAGTATCAACTGGTAAGGCATTCACAGAGTTGGAAGACGTTACAGATTCAGCTCTAGGTTCTGCGAAGGCAGGATATGTTGCTCGTGTACGTACTGACGGTACTGCAATCGAACTTGTTGATCCAGCAGAACTACAGTTCAACGATGCTAAGCGCCAGACAATCAATGGTGACGGTGCACAGACAGTATTCGCACTAGACTTCTACACAGCAGAAGCTAACGCGATGGTCTTCGTTGGTGGTGTAATTCAGGATCCAACAACTCACTACTCTATCGATGCAACTGCACAGCAGATCACATTCAACTCAGCAATTCCAGTTGGCACACAGGCGGTTATCATCGCTCAGTCAACTAATTCAGTTGGTGTACTAGATCCTAAGTCTGTTGGTGTTGAGACGTTCGCGGACAACATCAAACCTGCAGTACAGGGTGTTGACGTACTAGTTGGTACCTCAGCAACAGTAGTATCTTCATTCAATGCTTCTACAACTCGCGCTGCGAAGTTCATCGTAACTGTTGATCTAAACGGCGAACACGAAGTACGTGAGTGTATGGTTGTCCACGATGGAACTACTGCATACATCAACGAGTACGGAATTGTATTCACTGGTTCATCTCTACTAGGTGATACAGACGTACAAATGACTGGTGGCACTGTTGAGCTAACGTACACTGCGGTTTCTGCAGGTGCGGTAGTCAAGGTCACTAAGACTAGCGTTGACGTATAAGTCATTTAACTTAATATGATAACTCGGGGGAGCATCATGTTCCCCCATCTCTACTTTCTAAAAGGTAAACAAAAATGAGTACAAATAAAAAGTTCAGAGTACAGAACGGTATTGACATCACTGGTGAAGTGGTTGTTGGTGGCGTTACTGTAATTAATGCTGACGGTACCGTTGTTTCCGATGTAAGTGACCAGTTGGTTCCTCTTCAAAATGATGTCGCTGCTCTAGAGACCTCAGTCGCAAACATTCTTGGTTCGTCACCAGAAACTCTTGATACACTTCAAGAGATCGTCGCCGCCTATCAAGGCGCTGACGAAGATCTACAACTATTAATTGCAACCGCAGTGTCAACGGGTACTGATAACGCTGATGCAATTGCTGAGTTACTACCTCAAATAACAGATAATGATTCAGATATCGCGGCACAAGGTGCTTCGATTGCTCAGTTGTTGTTAGATGTTGCTGCTTTGAGCGGCGCAGATACAACGCTAACTGACGCAATTTCAGCGAATACTACTGCAATCAGCGACGAGGTAACTCGTGCGACGGCTGCAGAGCAGTCTAACACAGATGCTATTGCTGCTGTACAGTCACAAGTTAACAACATCTTATCAAATACTGATTCTGCGTCTCTAGATTCACTATCAGAAATCGTTGCTGCGTTCCAAGCGGCAGATAGCACTTTGGCGGGCACTGTTGCAGCAAACACTGCGGCACACACTCAGAACGCAAGTGACATCGCTGCAACTAACGCTCGTACTTCTGGGATTAGCACATCTTCAGGTTCATCTAACATCCAGATGACTGCTGAAGTTGACATGGATGGTAACGCAGTTACTAACATGGCTGATCCTTCTTCGGCACAAGATGCAACAACCAAAGCATACGTTGACGCAGCAGACGCAGTTTTGCAAGCAGCAATTGATGAAGGTTCATTTGATGGTTCTGCAATCGCTCAAAATCTAGTTCCTGCTGTAACTGATACGTACAGTCTCGGTACACCAGATATGGTCTGGAAAGACCTATACATTGGTCCTGGATCTCTATATCTAAACGGCACTAAGATTCTTGAAGACAACTCTGGTACAATCACTATGTACGCAGATGCGGGCCAGAATCTATCGTTCGGTGCAACCGGCGGTGGTTCTATCGACTTGAACGCTGGAACTGAAAGCATTCAAATGAAGTCTGATATGGTCATGTCTGTCGGTAAGACTATCACAACTGTTGGTGGCGCTGCCACTAAGTTTGGTGGTCCAGTTGATATGCAGGGTTCAACGATTGATAATGTTGCAATGCCATCTAAGGACGGCGAAGTCGCATCAAAGCTATACGTCGACCAACAAGTAGGCGGAAGCACTTTACGTGGCGATAAGACGTTTGACTCCAACGTTGTCATCGAAGGCAGTCTAACTGTTTCAGGTACAACTACTACTGTAAACAGCGAGACAATCACACTTGCGGACAACATCATTGATCTAAACTCAAATCTAACTAGCGGTTCACCAACAGAGCATGCTGGCATTCGCGTTATGCGCGGTGACGAATCAGCAGTACAGGTTCGTTGGAATGAGACAGAAGATCACTGGGAAGTTTACAACGGAACTTCATGGACTAAGATCGCACTAGATACAGATGATCTTGCTGAGGGTTCAGTTAATCTATACTTCACAGAAGCTCGTGCACGTGGTTGTGTATCGGCAGATGATCATTCTTGCATCGACTACAATGAGGCAACTGGTAAGTTCTCTCTAGACGTTGCGGAAACTGAAGCTGCTATCACACCAGATCAGTCTAAAAACGCTGATAAGCTAGACGGACAACATGGTTCGTACTATCGTATCAACGTCTATGACGCAAACGGTACACTAGTAAACTAATCACACTTTAGTGATAATAAGGGGAGACTTCGGTCTCCCTTTTTTTTACTTTAAAAAACGTATAAATAGAGTTATAGTAAATTTCGGAAACTAACAATGTATTCTACAAGCAGAGAAGAATTGATGGATTATTGCCTACGTGCACTCGGGCATCCTGTTGTTGAAGTTAATATTGATGAAGAACAACTAGATGATCGAGTTGATGAGGCTCTACAATGGTTTCGCGAAAATCATCCAGATGGTTCTAAGCGATATTATCTCAAACATCAAGTTACCCAACAAGACATAGATAATCAATGCATTGATCTAAACGATAATTTAGATCTAACTGCGGTTGTTCGAATGGTTCCCGTTTCGTTTAATACAGCACATTCTGGATGGTTTAGTGATGCGTGGCAAGTTATGGCCTATACCATCTCTGACTTTACTCGAGGTCATGGTATGTTAGGGGATCTTGCATATTATGAAAACATGCAACAGAGTCTCGCCCTACTTGATATGAAACTAGGTGGTCTGCCTCAGATGACGTTTGATCGCCAATATAATAAAATTAATTTACATATCTCAAAAAATCGTTTGAATGTAGATGATTATGTTATTTTTGAAGTTTACGGCATTCGCAATCCGGATGACTCCGTTGATGAGTACAACTCTCTATGGAATCACAGATTTCTTAAAGAGTACACAACCGCATTGATTAAACGACAATGGGGTCTTAATCTAATTAAATTTGATGGGATGGCATTACCGGGCGGTGTCACAATTAACGCACGTCTTATCTATGAAGATGCCCTTGCAGATATTGATCGAATCATTGAGCGTTTCCGTGCAGACGAAGACGAAGGCCCAATGTTCTTCATGGGATAAACCATGCCAACTAATCCATATATTACATTAAAAAATAGAGGCGAACAAAGTCTCTATGAAGATATCGTTATCGAAGCGATCAAGTTCTATGGTCAAGATGTCTACTATCTTCCACGAGAAGTTGTCGAACGCGAAGATATTTTTCTTGATAGTATCCAGTCTCAGTTTTCAGACGCATATAAAGTAGAGACATATATCGAGAATACAGAAGGTTTCGATGGTGAAGGAGATTTATTCACTAAGTTCGGAATCGAATTACGTGATCAAGCAACATTCGTTATTGCACGTCGTCGATGGCGTGAACTTGTAGGTGATAGATTAGTCGAAGAATATCAGTTTAGACCTAGAGAAGGTGACCTCATCTTCTTGCCTCTTACTGAGTCTTTGTTTGAAGTGAAGAGAGTATACACCGAAACACCTTTCTATCAACTATCGCAACTTCCATTATTCAGACTGCAATGTGAATTGTTCGAATTCTCAGATGAAGATTTTGATACGGGTGTTGATGCGATTGATCAAGTTGAAGTTGAACATGCGTTTCAGTATGAATTGGTTATGGAACAAGGAACCAAAGAAGATTATTATACACCAGGAGAAATAGTTCGTCAAGTGTTTGACGATTTTAATCTTGAAGGTGAAGTCACTTCATTTAACTCAGAAACACGTGTGCTTAAGATCGCACATACTGGTGCCGATGATGGTAAGTATCATGAATGGGCCACTGATCGTGCAGTTATAGGTGCAAATGCTCAGTTGATACCTGTGTCTGAAGAAGAAGGCGTGAATGAAATTGATCGTTTAGATCAGAAAGAAGTGTTCGATAATTTTGCTGAAGATTTCTTAGACTTTAGTGAATCGAATCCATTTGGAGATATATTCTAATGATGGGCGGCCATTTTTATCATAGACGCGTGAGATCGTGTGTCGCACTGTTTGGTTCTATGTTTGATAATCTACATGTTTTAAGAACAAACAGTTCAGGCAAGGTTTTATCTCAAGTTAAAGTTCCGTTGTCATATGCACCTGCGCGTTCATTCATCGAAAGACTTGAAGAGATGACGCAAGGCGAAGAGGCAGAACGTCGAGTTGCATTGAAGCTACCTCGGATGTCATTTGAAATCACGTCAATTGCATACGACGCACAAAGACAATTACCTAAGATTAATCATTTCAAAGTAAACAAACCTGATGGCGCAGACAAATATTATGTCGGTGTTCCTTATACGCTTTCTTTTGAACTAAATGTTTATGCGCGTTCGCAAGACGATGCGCTTCAAGTTGTAGAACAGATTATACCTTACTTTGCACCACAATACACTGTATCAGTTAAACCTTTTGCTGATCAACCTGACATCAAAGAAGACGTGCCTATCAGTCTAACGGGCGTTAGTTTTCAGGATGATTTCGAAGGTCCGGTAGAACAGCGTCGTACTATTATCTACACTATGTCTTTCGATATGCGTGTAAACTTCTATGGTCCAGAGAATACTGCTCCGATTATTCGCGAAGTAAATACTAATCTGAATATTATAGATAATGATGGTTCTGAATTTGTCGGTAATATTCAAGTGACTCCAGACCCAATTGACGTGAGCCCTGATGGTGATTATGGGTTTAGCGTAGAGATTAATGATAATGATTTTACGAGTGACACATGATGACAGATCGTCGTAAGCCACCAGCACTATTTGATGAAGAACAAAAAAAGAATTTTGTACACGAGCAGGACTATGAGTACTCTCGTGATACATACTATGATCTGATTGAAAAGGGTCGTGAGTCGCTAGATCTTATGATCGAAGTGGCGCGTGAATCAGAACATCCACGTGCATTTGAAGTGTTATCCAACATGATCAAAGGGATCGCAGATGTCAACGACAAGTTGATGGATCTCAATAAGAAACAAAAAGAACTTCAAAAAGAAGACAAACCTGCCGAAGCAACAACTACTAATAATAATCTATTTGTCGGGTCTACTACAGAATTACAGCGTATGCTGATGGGTGATGAAAAAACTATAGACCACGACGAAGACGATGAGTAGTTATACAAAAAACTCCTACTTAGGTAATCCGTTAGTTAAGAAAGATGGTGTCGCAGAAGAATGGGACGCCAAGAAACTGCGCGAGTATAAAAAGTGTATGAAAGACCCAGCGTACTTCTGCCGAAAGTACGTCAAAGTCGTGCACCTTGATAAAGGTTTGGTACCATTCAAACTATACCCGTATCAGGAGAAGATGTTTCAACACTTCAACGACAATCGATTCAACATCGTGTTGGCGTGTCGTCAGTCGGGTAAATCGATTAGTTCGGTAGGATATCTTTTATGGTATGCCCTATTCCATCCAGAAAAGACCATTGCGATTTTAGCAAACAAAGGTATGACTGCGCGTGAGATGTTGGCACGTGTCACACTCATGCTAGAGAATCTGCCATTCTTTCTTCAACCCGGTTGTAAGGCGCTGAACAAAGGGTCACTGGAGTTCTCTAATAACTCTCGTATCATCGCTGCAGCGACATCTGGTTCGTCCATTCGTGGTATGTCGGTTAACCTACTATTTCTAGATGAGTTTGCGTTCGTCGAGAACGCGGCAGAGTTCTATACTTCAACCTATCCGGTAATCTCATCGGGTAAGGACACAAAGGTAATTATCACGTCAACCGCAAACGGTATCGGTAACACCTATCACAAGATCTGGGAAGGTGCGGTGCAGGGCGTGAACGAATACAAACCGTTTCGGGTAGACTGGTGGGATGTTCCTGGCCGTGATGAAAAGTGGAAAGAACAAACGATTGCGAATACATCCACTCTACAGTTTGATCAAGAATTCGGCAATACGTTCTTTGGTACAGGTAACACTCTTATTGAAGGGCAGGTTCTTCTTGATCTAAGGGCTCGAGAACCTATTCATCGATATGAAGGTGGTGATTTGTGCATCTATGAAGAACCTAAAGAAAACCATCAATATATCATGACTGTCGATGTTTGTCAAGGGCGAGGTCAAGATTATTCAACATTTAACGTCATCGATGTTACGACACAACCCTTTAAACAAGTATGTGTATATCGAAATAATAAAATTTCACCTATTTTATTTCCTAATGTAATTTACAAGTATGCAAATTTGTACAATGAAGCATATACTGTTATCGAGAACAACGATCAAGGTATGGTTGTATGTGTGGGATTATATCAAGATTTAGAGTATGAAAATATTCATCTGGAGTCTGCGATAAAATCGGACGCGATTGGTATAAGAATGGATCGTAAAGTTAAGCGTATCGGGTGTTCTTCTATTAAAGATATTATCGAGGCAGGAAAATTAGAAATCGTTGACGAAAACACAATCATGGAGATCTCCACGTTTGTGTCGAAGGGTCAATCATTCGAGGCAAGTGATGGTAATCACGATGACTTGATGATGAACTTAGTAATGTTTGGTTACTTCGTGGGCACACAATCATTTGGAGATATGACTGACGTGAATCTAAAACAGATGTTATTTGATCAAAGAATGAAAGAGATTGAGGACGATATCCCACCGTTTGGCATCATCGATGATGGTAATCCTTATATACCAGAAATCAAAGAAGACGACACATACAGTATGGGTTGGGCAAAATATGATCCAACAGATTGGTAAATTTTAATTATTATAAATAGTTACATTGAAATAATTATACCGTATTATGATAACTTATTATACCTTAACAAAAGGAAACTATTATGGCTCTTAAATTTTCTGAGTCACCAGCAGTCAATGTGCGTGAGATTGATCTGACCGGAGTTGTTCCGTCAGTAACATCTACTACAGGTGCCTTTGTTGGTGATTTTAACTGGGGCCCTGTAAATACACCAGTTCTAGTCGGTACCGAATCTGAACTGGCGTCATCTTTCGGGTCTCCTCTCGCGGGAGAAGCATACGCAGGCGACTTCTTGTCTGTCGCGCATTTCCTAAAATATTCTTCAAGCGCATTCGTTGTACGCGCTGCTAAATCAGGTTCTGCAGCTGCATCTGCTGCACCATTCACTGCAAAGTATCCAGGCGAACTGGGTAACACTGTAACCGTGGAAGTCTGTGACGCTGCTCACTGGCTTGATAGTTCTGTAGAAACAGTTCCAGTAACTGAAGTTGTTCCTGTGCTTGATTCAGACGGCAATCCAGTCCTAGATTCAGATGGCAATCCAACAACTGAAGTCGTCCCTGTGCTTGATTCAGACGGTAATCCAGTAACTGAATCTGTTCGTATTGCCCCTACTGATCCATGGGCATATCAAAGTCTTTTCTCTTCTGCTCCAGAAGGCGACGAACTACACGTTGTCGTCTTGTCACAGGCGGGTACAGACGACGAAGTGGTTTTGGATACGTTCGCTTACGTCTCAACTGATCCAAACGCAAAACTAGACAACGGTTCAACTAACTTCGTTACAGATGTTGTAACAGCAGGTTCATCTTGGGTAGACTTATCGGGCATCCCAACTGCAGGTCAATACCCATTACAGAATGGTGATGACGGAACTGATCCAGAATATGTCGCCGCATACGGTGTGTTCGGTGATAAGGACACTATCCAGATCGACTTCTTGGTTCCACCAGCTGGCGGTCAAAGTTCTTCTGTTACAATTCAACAAGAATTGGTCAGTATTGCAGAACAACGCAAAGACTGTATCGCAGTTGTTTCTCCATCATTTACTGGTACACTAACTGTAGATGCAATGTTGGCACATGTAACATCTCTAGCGCAGAACTCATCATATCTAGTTGTCGATGGCAACTGGTTGAAGGTCTATGACAAGTACAACGATAAGTACGAGAATATTCCAGCGGCATCATCAACTGCAGGCATTATGGCTGCAGGTGACGTAACAGATGCACCTTGGTTCTCGCCAGCAGGTTCACGTCGTGGTCAATACTTGGGTGTTACTGACATTCTAGTCAACCCATCTAAGACAGATCGTGATCGTCTATACAAAGCAGGCATTAACCCAATCGTCAGTTTCCCTGGCCAGGGCATCATGCTTTACGGTGACAAGACTCACATGTCTCGTCCGTCTGCGTTCGATCGCATCAACGTACGTCGTCTGTTCCTAGTTCTAGAACGCGCAATCTCTGCAGCTGCTGAGAACGTTATGTTCGAACTAAACGATGAGTTCACTCGTGCAGAATTTGCAAACATCGTAGAACCATTCCTACGTGAAGTTCAGGGTCGTCGCGGTATCACTGATTTCCGTCTTGTTTGTGACGAAACAAACAATACGCCAGAAGTTATTGATCGCAACGAATTCGTCGCGTCTTGCTTTATTAAGCCAGCACGTTCAATTAACTATGTCACTCTTAACTTCGTAGCAGTCCGTACTGGTGTCGATTTTGAAGAAGTGGTCGGAACAGCGGGAGTATAATCATGTCACTAAGAGTAGATGATTTTAAAGCAAAACTAAAAGGTGGCGGTGCACGTCCTAATTTATTTCGTGTAACTCTAAACTTTCCAGCATATGCCGGCGGTAACGCAGAACTAACTTCATTTATGTGCAAAGGCGCACAGTTGCCTGCATCAACAATCAATGCTGTCGAAGTACCATTTCGTGGTCGTCAGTTGAAGATTGCTGGTGATCGTACATTTGAAGATTGGTCAGTTACAGTAATCAACGATACGGGTTTCGAAGTTCGTAACGCGATGGAACGTTGGATGAACGGAATGAACGGTCACACTGCAAACACAGGTTTTACTAATCCTGTTGCTTATCAGGCGGATCTGATTGTAGATCAGTTAGATAAAGATGGTAGTGTATTAAAGAGCTATAACTTCCGTGGTGCATTCCCGAATAGCGTAGGCGCAATCGATCTATCGTACGACACAGTCGATACGGTTGAAGAATTTGAGGTTGCATTCTCTATTCAGTACTGGGAGTCAAATACTACTAGTTAATGGTATTATAAGTAGTTTGATAGGGGGTGTCAACCACCCCCTCATTTATTATCTGAGGATCATATGGCAGACGAACGAAATATATTTCAAGCATTCGGTTTTGAACTAAAACGAGTTCAAAACAAAAAAGACGAAAGCGATAAAACGCCGTCCATCGTACCTAAAGTCGATGAGGATGGTGCTGGATATGTTACTGCATCTGGTTCTTACTTTGGTCAGTACGTCGATATGGACGGTGGTGCTGCCAAAGACAATGCAGAATTAATCAAGAAGTATCGAGCGGTTGCCGAGCATCCTGAATGTGATGCTGCAATCGAAGATATTGTTAATGAATCGATCGTTTCTTCTGAGCTAGAAGGTTCTGTTAGTCTTAATCTAGATAAGGTCGAGGCACCAGACAGAATTAAGAAAACTATTTTAGAAGAGTTTGACGGCATTGTTTCTATGCTCAACTTTGAAGAGCATGGTCATGATATGTTCCGTTCATGGTATGTTGATGGCCGTATGTATCATCATCTTATCGTAAACGAATCTAATCTAAAGGCAGGTATTCAGGAGATTCGTCCTGTCGATGCCACTAAAATTCGTAAAGTTAAAGAAGTAAAATACAAAAAGGATCCCAAGACCGGTGCTAAACTAGTTGACAAGGTCGATGAATTTTATATATTCCAAGAAAAGGGTGGTGCATCAACCGGCATTAAGTTGACTCCGGATTCAGTTTCGTATGTTACTTCAGGTCTTTTGGATACGTCAAAGAAACGTGTCATGTCTTATTTGCAAAAGGCAATCAAACCAGTAAATCAACTGCGCATGATGGAAGACTCTCTAGTCATCTATCGACTCGCACGTGCACCTGAACGTCGCATCTTTTATATCGATGTGGGTAACTTACCTAAAGGTAAAGCAGAACAGCATCTAAAAGACATCATGTCGCGCTATCGTAATAAGATTGTTTACGATGCCAACTCAGGCGAAATCAAAGATGATCGCAAACATATGTCTATGCTCGAGGATTTTTGGTTACCGCGTAGAGAGGGCGGTCGAGGAACTGAGATCAGCACTCTACCGGGCGGAGAGAATCTTGGTCAAATTGACGATATTATTTATTTTCAAAAGAAGTTATATCGATCATTGAATGTACCCTTGAATCGTTTAGAGCAAGAATCTCAGTTCTCTTTAGGTAGGTCTACAGAGATCAATCGAGATGAAGTAAAGTTTCAGAAGTTTATCGATCGACTACGCAAGAAGTTCGGTCATCTGTTTCTTGGTATTCTCAAAAAACAATTACTGTTGAAAGGTGTATGTACAGAACAAGACTGGGAATCATGGAAAAATGAAATTCAGATTGATTACACAAGAGACAATCATTTTGCTGAACTAAAAGATTCCGAACTACTAAGAGAGCGTTTGGCGACTATGGATCAGATCGCTAGTTATGTAGGTGAATATTTCTCACGTGAGTGGGTTATGAAAAACGTCATGATGTTCAATGATGATGACATTGAAGAAATGACAAAACAAGTTGAAGCCGAGAATGCAAAAAACGGCGATGAAGAAGATGATTTGGAGATTTAATTATGAGTGAAGTAGATACTGTACTAGATCAAGAAGAACTTATGGATCAAGAGGTCGAAGACAGCTTGAGTCAAGAGGTTGAAGATACTGAAGATTATATCAACCCTGTTCGTAGTTTTGTTGATGCATTACAATCTGGTAGTTTTAACAACGCAGAGACGTTGTTTAATGATATCTTAGGCGATAAAGTCCAAGATGCATTAGACGCAGAAAAGATGGCTGTTGCAGATCAGATTTTTAACGGGGCAGATCCTGTTGATCTAAACGACGAAGAAGATGATATCGAACTAGAAGATGATACATCTGAAGTCGAATACGGTAGCGAAGCGGAAGAATTTGGTTCGCTTGAAGCAAAAGACGAAGCGTAATAACAAAAAGTTTCATTTAAAAAACTTTTTCGTATAAATACATTCTAAAGAGGACTAACAGTGAAAACTTTTACAGAATTACGAGAGGCAAAAGACAAGATCGTCTTGAAGAAAAAGATGTCTGGTTATCCTGTCGTGATCACTAAAACTGCAAAGGGTTTTCACCTGAGTATCGATGGTGATTCTGTCGATACATTTAAGTCACAGAGAGAAGCGGAATCAACCGCAAAACAGGTCCTAAAGGACTTAGGAAAATAAAATGAAACTGATTAGCGAATACGTAGAAACTGACATCGAATGCATCGTTGAAGCCAAAGAGAATGGCGAGAAGAACTTTGTCATTGAAGGTGTATTCGCTCAGGCAGACAAAAAGAATCGCAATGGTCGTATCTACCCTAAACCAACTATGGAGAAGGCTGTAAATACGTACGTTGAAACACAGGTTAGCAAGAAGCGCGCTGTTGGTGAGTTGAATCACCCAGAGGGCCCGACTGTCAACCTTGATAAAGTTTCCCACCTTATTACTGACTTGAAACTTGAAGGCAATGATGTGGTTGGAAAGGCACAAATTTTGAATACCCCAATGGGTCAGATTGTGAAAGGTCTCTTAGAGGGCGGTGTTCAATTAGGTGTGTCAACTCGTGGAATGGGAAGTCTTGAGAGTAGAAACGGCGTAATGTACGTCAAAGAAGACTTTATTCTTAATACGGTAGATATCGTACAAGATCCAAGTGCACCGGATGCTTTCGTTAATGGGATTATGGAAGGTGTTGATTGGGTCTGGAATAATGGTATTCTGGAACCTCAAGTCATTGAAGATATAGAGACTGAAATTAAGCAAGCACCAATTGCACATCAACCTGAAGTGCAGATGCGTGAGTTCAAGAATTTCCTCTCGTTAATCAAATCTAAACTATAAGGAGTCACTATGACTGATTTAAATCAAGTAGAAAGTGAAATCCGCGATCTAGATGTTGAAACAAACGAAGTCGTGGAGGAAACTCTCGAAGAAGCAAAAGCTCCTGCAGCAAAGGGCGATGCGAAGGTTGATCAACCAGTTGATGAGCCAGAGTCAATCGCTTCTGTCGATAAGGCAGCAAAGAGCACTTCAAAGACTGCCCCACCTAAAACAAAGGCAGGCATGGTTAACGCTATGTATAAAGCTGCTTCTAAAATGAAGAAAGCAGAACTGACTGACGCATTTAACAAGATGTTCGAAGGAACTGATCTTGTTGATGATCTTGAAGCCGCTGATACAAACGCAGAACTAGCTGCAATTGTCGAAGGCGAAGCAACACTATCAGAAGAGTTCAAGGAGAAGACTTCGGTCATCTTCGAGGCTGCAGTCAAGTCTAAGCTTTCTGAAGAAGTATCTCGCCTAGAAGAGCAGTACGCTGAAGAGCTTGCTGAAGAAGTCGAAACAATCAAGACCGATCTAGTCGGTAAGGTTGATTCATATCTTAACTATGTAGTTGAATCTTGGATGGAAGAAAACAAGTTGGCGATCCAGAACGGTCTACGTACCGAAATCGCTGAAAACTTCATGAACGGAATGCGTGACCTATTCGTAGAATCTTACGTTGAAGTTCCAGAGTCTAAGGTAGACCTAGTTGATGAACTAGCAGAGCAAGTAAGTGAGTTGGAAGAGAAACTAAACTCAACTACTGGTGATGCAATCTCACTTGCTGAGGAACTAGAAACTTACAAGCGTGACACAATCATCGCTGAAGCTTCTCGTGACCTAGCAGACACTCAAGCTGAGAAGCTACGTGAACTTGTAGAGACTGTTGATTTTGAGAACGAAGAATCGTTCGCTAAGAAGATCAACACCGTCAAGGAATCATACTTCTCGAAAGAAATTCCAGAGCAGATTGAAGAGTCAGTTTCAGAAGAAGCTGAAGAAGAAGTAGAAGTATCATCATCGATGAACAACTACTTAGATGCTTTGCGTAAAACCTCTAAGAAATAAGGAATCTAACAATGAACAATTCATTCGATCAATTGATTGAGAAGTGGGCACCAGTACTTAATGAAGAGTCTGCTGGTCAAATCACTGATCATCACCGTAAGGCAGTTACAGCTGCTATTCTAGAAAACCAAGAGCGTGCTCTAAACGAAGAGCGTGCTGCAATGGGTGGTTTTCTAACAGAAGCACCAACTAACTCTAACGCATCTGTGACCGGTGGTCCAGGCGGTGCGAACTGGGATCCAATCCTAATCTCACTAGTACGTCGTGCAATGCCAAATCTAATGGCATACGATCTATGTGGTGTACAGCCAATGTCAGGACCAACTGGTCTAATCTTCGCAATGAAGTCAAACTACAAGACTACTGCAGGCGATGTAGAAGCACTAGGTCTAGACGAGCCAGCATCTGGCTTCTCAGGCGGTCCACACCCAGCAGGTCAAGCACCAACTTCTGCAGGAGCACACTTGGATCCAGTCGGTCGTCCAATGACTACTGCCCAGTCAGAAGATCTAGGTCGTGGTGAGTCTTTCCAAGAGATGGGCTTCTCGATCGAGAAGACAGCCGTTACTGCAAAGTCACGTGCACTAAAGGCTGAGTACTCTCTAGAACTAGCGCAAGACTTGAAAGCAATTCACGGTCTAGACGCAGAGACAGAACTAGCAAACATTCTGTCTACAGAGATTCTTGCTGAAATCAATCGCGAAATCGTCCGTTCAATCAACCTACAAGCAACACTAGGTGCTCGTGTGGCTGAATCATCAAACGTCTCACAAGACGGTGTATTTGATCTATCTCTAGACGCTGACGGTCGTTGGTCTGCTGAGAAGTTCAAGGGTCTAGCAATGCAGATCGAGCGCGAAGCAAACTTCATTGCAAAAGATACACGTCGCGGCAAGGGTAACATTCTAGTATGTTCATCTGACGTTGCAACTGCTCTAGCAGCTTCTGGTCAGTTGGATTACACTCCAGGCGCAGGTATGAACATCGACGATACTGGTAACACATTTGCTGGTACTCTAAACGGTCGTATGCGCGTATTCATCGATCCATATGCAACTGCTAACTACGTAACTGTAGGTTATAAGGGTACTAACCCATATGACGCAGGTATGTTCTACTGCCCATACGTACCACTACAGATGGTCAAGGCAGTTGGTGAGAATGACTTCCAGCCACGCATCGGGTTCAAGACTCGCTACGGTATGGCTGCAAATCCATTCGTTGGTTCACTAGACGGTTCTTCACGTGAAATCGATGCGACAAATGGTTCAAACCAGTACTATCGTATCTTCCGTGTAGACAACATTCTAAATGCGTCTACTCCAGCAGCAGCACCAGCTGAGTAATCATAAAAAGAACTAGTTTACTAGTCATTTTGGGGAGTCTTCGGACTCCCTTTTTTTATGCGTATAAATAAAATGACTAAGAGGACTTATTATGAGTTTAACAGACAACAAGAATTTTTTGCAGCCTACTGGTTTTCGTGTTATCATCGAACGTGAACAGTATGCTAACTTAGAGTTCTTTTCACAATCAGTAACGCATCCCGGTTCTACAGTTAATGCTGTCGAAATCCCTATACCTAGACTTCAAGGGTTTCCTGTGTCTGGTGATACGATTAACTATGGTGATCTGACGCTCAATCTTATTTTAGATGAAGATTTATCCGCATATAAAGAAATGCAGAATTGGTTAGAAGACTGCATCTACAATAAGGGAGAAACAGTAAATCATGATATTACAGTCGTGATACTAAACAGTCATAACAACTCATGCGGTAAAATTCGTTATAAGAATGCACTACCTACACAGTTAGGTTCTGTTGAGCTAACATCTACGGCGGGTGATGTGTCTTATATAACATTTGATGTCACGTTTAGATTCAGCGAATTTGAGTTTTACTAATGACTATCTCAAAATATGAAATTAAGAATAGATCAGTTCTTGATCTACTTGAAGAATTTCGATACACGTATCGCGAACTCTATCGCCCAGAAGAGACCAATACTTGCTTATTTGATGAAATGAGAGGCAAAGCTAATCTGTATACTGGTGAAGAAGAGATGAGGCGTATTGTAGCGATGGGTGAAGAACATGATGGATCCCCACAGAGCTCTGTCTGCTATCCAATAAAACCTCAACACTACAACGGAACGCATCCGGAAGAATATCGTAAGACGTGGCATCACATCGACTATAAAATGCGAAGTGAGTTAGGTCTACAGATCAGCGCACTCTCAACACTCTATCCTCCCGGCGGATTCATTGGTTGGCATAATAATGCAAATGCCGCAGCATTTAATCTTATCTTCACGTGGTCTGAAAAAGGCGACGGTTGGTGGAAACATATTGACCCTAAGACAGGTGAAGTCGTAACTATACCCGATGTACAGGGATGGCAATTAAAGGCAGGGCAATTTGGCACATATGGATCTGATCATGTCATGTATCATGCAGCACAAACAAATTGCTATAGGATTACTCTAGGATACATACTCGGTCAAAACGAAGAATATTGGCAAGATTGTATTGACTACATCACAACTTAGTGATATAATATACTTAACTGGTATATTCACGTCTGCAATTTATAAGGTATAGAATGTTAAATCTTGAAGGTATATTGAAAGAGTGGGAAGAAGACTCAGCAATTCCTATTCATCAACTAGACGAAACTTCACGCAAAATTCCTAGTCTACATGCAAAGTATTTAGAGTACTTAACTGTGACTAAACTGTCTCTTCGTCGCGCAGAGGCAGCACAAAAAATACTACTTAAAGATAAGTGGTTATATTATAACGGTAAAATGGATCAACAAGAACTATTAGAGAAGGGTTGGAACCCAGATCCATTCAACGGTCTTAAAATCTTAAAAGGTGAGATGGATTACTATTACGACGCTGATCCTGAGATTCAGCAATCCGAAGACAAAATTGTCGCACTTAAGACACAGATAGATAGTCTTACGGACATTCTTAATATGATTAAATGGAGACATTCGACGATCAAGAACATGATCGACTATCGAAGATTCGAGGCCGGTGGATAACAAGATACGTATCAGGATGAAAGATTACTCTCACTTTATGGTGGAGGCTCATCCTGCCCAAGAAAATGAGTTGCGAGAGTATTTCTCTTTTTTTGTACCTGGGTATAAATTTATGCCTGCGTACAAATCGCGTCACTGGGATGGTAAAGTGAAACTTTACAATACAGTAACCAAACAAATGAACGTAGGTCTATATCAGCATCTACGCCGATTTTGTGCGGACCGATTCTATCAACTAGAAATACTCGAGCATGAAACTTACGGAATACCGTCGTTTAGAGAAGATATCGATCACCCTGCTCTCATCGATTTTCTATCTCTTCTTGATGCTCCCTTTAAGCCGAGAGATTATCAGTATAAGGCTATTTCGCACGGCGTTGAGCACCGACGATGTATTCTACTTAGTCCTACTGGTAGCGGTAAGTCATTTATCATCTACAATCTACTACGTTACTGCTACGAAGTCACCGAAGGAAAAATCTTAGTCGTTGTGCCGACAACCTCTCTCGTAGAGCAGATGTACAAGGACTTTGAAGACTATGGTTACGACGTAAACGAATTCTGCCATCGTATCTATTCAGGTAAAGAAAAGAATACTGACAAACGCGTTATCATCTCTACGTGGCAATCTATCTACAAGTTTGGTAAAGATTGGTTCGAACAGTTCGACACTGTATTCGGAGATGAGGTGCATCTATTCAAAGCAAAGTCTCTCACTACAATGATGGACAAGTGCATTAATGCCAAATATCGATTTGGTCTTACTGGTACCCTTGATGGTACTGAAACAAACAAACTGGTCTTAGAAGGACTGTTTGGTCCAACATTCACTGTTACCCGTACAGTTGAACTGCAAAAGTCAAAAGAACTGGCAGAGTTGGACATCTCTATCTTGTTATTAAGATACCACAACGATATCTGTAACATGATGAAAGACAAAAGTTATCAGGAAGAACTTGATTACATTGTCACATATGAACCACGCAATAAGTTTATCAGCAAAGTTGCGTTGGATCAGACGGGGAATACCCTAGTAATGTTTCAGTTTGTAGAGAAACACGGAAAGGTATTGTATGATATGATCAAAAGTCTAGCACCCGAAAATCGTAAAGTATTTTACGTTTCAGGTGAGATCGACGCATCTGATCGAGAACAAATACGAGGAATCGTAGAAAAAGAAAATGACGCTATTATTGTCGCTTCTCTTGGGACTTTCAGCACTGGCATCAACATCCGCAACTTGCATAATATTGTATTTGCGACACCCAGTAAGTCACAAGTCAAAGTACTTCAATCAATTGGTCGTGGCCTTCGTCAGTCTGACGATGGTAGGACTACTAAGCTTATTGATATCGCTGACGATCTGCACGTCAAGTCTCATAAGAATTTTACTTTAAGACATAGTGCAGAAAGAATCAAGATATATACTAAAGAAGGATTTAAATATAAGATTTATCCAATTGATCTAAAACCTATAAGAGTAAAAGATGATGAAGACGAACTCTTCAATTAAACATTTGAAATTAGTAACAGGTGAAGAACTAGTCTGCGAGTTAGTTGAAGAAACCAAAGAGTCTATCATAGTTAATAATGCATTAAGTCTAATGCCTAAAACTATGAATGATGGTACAAAGTATTTTGCATTTAAAACTTACATGGTTTATCAAGATACTCCGACAAATGTAATTATGATTTTTACAGACAAAGTGATGTCGATCGCAGTTCCTGCAGATGAAATGATAGTGCAATATAAGAATGCATTAAAAGAGATGGCAGAGTATCTTGAAGAAGATTCTGCCCGTCTACTAGAAGAAGACTTTAAGGAGTCTCTCTCATTAGATGATTTTTTAGATGAACTAGACAGAAAAGAGGAGCAAGAATTAGATTTTATGGATTCAGATGTTTCTGATATGACCATAAACTAATTGCTATATTATCCTCCCCTAACGTTAGAGATATTATATACTATAAATCTCGATCTGTCAAATTTTTTTATGAGTTGTTATGAAAATAGGATTTACTTGTTCCACGTTTGATCTGTTACATGCAGGTCATATTCAGTTATTGCGTCACGCAAAAGATCAGTGTGATTATTTGATAGTGGGTCTTCAAACTGATCCTACGTTAGATCGACCTGACACTAAGAACAAACCTATTCAAACCCTTGTTGAACGATACACTCAGCTTCGGGCCGTTCGGTACGTCGATGAAATTATTCCTTACGAAACCGAAAAAGACCTAGAAGATATTTTATCTCTTTATAATCTAGATATTCAAATTCTGGGTGAAGAATATAGAGATAAAGATTTCACAGGTAAAGATATTGGTCGCCGCCGAGGAATAGAACTTTACTTTAATGAACGCTCACATCGATTCGCATCTAGTGAATTGAGGCAGAGGGTTGCCTATAGAACAGGGATTGATATTGGTCCACGTCATAAGTAATTTTGACAACCGTTACGTTTTTTGATATAATTACAGTTCAAATATAGGCGGTACTTTATTATGAAAGCAAAAGAAAAACCACATTACGTTAGTAACAAACAATTCTCTCAGGCGGTCGTCGAGTACTGCACTGACGTGCGAGCTGCGAAAGAGAATGATCAACCCATTCCTGTTGTTCCTGATTACATTGCATCATGTTTTCTAAAAATTGCAGAAGGTCTTTCACATAAAGCGAACTTTGTTCGTTATACCTATCGTGAAGAAATGGTCATGGATGCAGTTGAGAATATGCTCAAGGCAATCGAGAATTATAATATAGAAGCAGCAACACGTAGTGGTAATCCAAATGCATTTGCATACTTTACTCAAATTTCGTGGTTTGCCTTTTTGCGACGAATTGAGAAAGAAAAGAAACAACAAAACATTAAACTTAAGTGGATGAGCGAAGTCAGTCTGGAAGATGTTTTGGGGCATGTAGAAGCGGGTGACGCAGAAGATACATCGTCTCGATTTATTGATGTCTTGCGGGAAAGAATTGATGTTGTCCGAGCGGCAGACACAGAGTTTAAGGCATACGAAAAAGAAGAAAAACAAAGACGCCGACGCGCAGTGAATGTTGACTCAGACTTATCCGAATGGATCGAAGATTAATTTGACAGACCTATTGGTTTGTAGTATAATAGTCGTTATATAAGTTGAGTTGAGCACCTTATGAAGATTGCTATTCTGAATGATACCCACTGTGGGTGTCGTAATTCTTCTGACATTTTTATGCAATATCAAGAACGCTTCTACGGTGAAGTGTTCTTCCCTTATCTGTTAGAAAACGATATCACCCAGATCCTGCATCTTGGTGACTACTATGACAATCGTAAAACAGTTAATCTTAAGGCATTGAGTCACAATCGTCAGATCTTTCTAGACAAACTGCGTGAGTATAATATCCATATGGATATCATTCCGGGCAACCACGATGTCTACTATAAGAACACCAATGGTTTGAACTCACTCAAAGAGTTGATGGGTCACTACATGAACGAGGTCGATATTCTCATGGATCCCATCGTTCGTGAGTATGATGGTGTCAAGTTTGGTCTTGTCCCTTGGATCTGCCCAGAGAATGAAAAAGAAGTTAAGACTTTTCTGAATAACTGTGGTGCCGATGTGATTGGTGGTCACTTTGAACTCGCAGGGTTCGAGATGGACAAGGGCATCGTCTGTAAAGATGGTATGGACCCAAAACCATTAGAAAAGTTTGAGACCGTTCTCTCTGGTCACTTCCATACTAAGTCGAGTCAAAAAAATATTCACTATCTTGGTGCACAGATGGAGTTCTTCTGGAATGACGCGCATGATCCAAAATATTTTCATGTCTATGATACAGAAACTCGTGAGCTAATCCCTGTTCAAAATACAGTGACGATGTTTCATAAAATATATTATGATGAAGATACTGTCAAGTATTTCGAAGACTTATCATATCTTGATGGTAAATTCGTTAAACTTATTGTGAACAATCGTTCAGACATTCAAAAGTTCGAGCGTTATGTTGAACGCATTCAGCAACAGAAGATCCATGAACTGAAGATCGCTGAAGATTTTCGTGAATTTCGTGGTGAAAATGTCTCAGATGAAGATCTAAGGGTTGACGACACGGAAACTTTAATCTATAATTACATCCAAGAAGTAGAAACGGACTTAGACAAAGATCGTATCAAAAGTGTTGTGTCTGAGTTGATGGTAGAAGCACAGGCTGTAGAAATCGCATGATCAAATTCCAAACGTTACGTTGGAAGAATTTTCTTTCGACGGGTAACTATTTTAATGAAATTAATTTTCTTGACTGCTCCACTAATCTCATTGTTGGTGAGAACGGTGCAGGCAAGTCTACAATGCTCGACGCACTGTCCTTTGCATTGTTTGGTAAGGCGCATCGAAAGATCAATAAAAATCAGTTGATCAATACAATCAACAATAAAGATTGTGTCACTGAAGTGACTTTCACTGTTAACGGTATTCAGTATCGTGTATTGCGTGGTATCAAGCCCGCAAAGTTTGAAATCTGGAAAGATGGTGCCATGATCAACCAGAGTTCACACGCACGTGAATATCAAGAAATTCTTGAGAAAAACGTCCTGCAGATGTCTCACAAGAGTTTCCACCAGATTGTTGTTCTCGGCTCGTCGTCTTTTATCCCGTTCATGCAACTCAACTCAACTTCTCGGCGTGACGTGATTGAAGACCTTCTTGATATTAACATATTTTCCAAAATGAATGTGATACTCAAGGAGAAAACCTCTCTCCTCAAAGGCGAGCTAGAGAACAACAACCATTCCATTGAAGTGGTCAAGACGAAGATCAATGCACAGAAAAAGTACATTCGTGATCTGACTGCCATCAATACGCAGCAACGTAAAGACAAAGAATCTGAGATTGCGGAGTTACAGGCAGAAATCGCAGATCTTAATGCAGCTAACAGTACTCTCTCAGAAACCGTCAATAATTTGTTGCCTACCATCACAGATGCATTAAGCAATGTTCGTGCCAACAAACAGAAGTTAGAGCAGTACTATGCGCAGTTCAAGACCCAAGTAAAGTCTGTTGTCAAAGAGGCAAAGTTTTTTGCTGAGCATGAACATTGCCCGACATGTGATCAAGACATTGCAGAAGAGCTGCGTAAAGACAAGAAAGATGCAGCGACCACAAAGGCGAAAGATCTGAAGTCTGCTATGGATCAAGCAGAAGAGAAACAACAACAGTACCAGATTGAAATTGATTCTCTAGAAAAACAGATGAGTAGTTGTCTGGCTGATCAGAACACCTTGAATAACAATAACCAGACTATCAGTCGGTTGCAAAGATCAATCGATAAGATTCAACAAGATCTTGTTGAGATGACAGAAAACGATGGTGATATGGGACAGGCTAATTCTGATCTCACCGAACTAGACACAGAGTTACATGATTTAACCGACACTAAGTTTCTACTAAACGAACGCGCATCATACAACCGTGTTGCGTCAGAACTGTTACGAGATACAGGTATCAAGACCAAAATCATTCGTCAATACGTTCCTGTGATCAATGAGTTAACGAATAAGTATCTACAAATTCTGGACTTCTTTGTTCACTTTGAACTAGACGACAGTTTCAGTGAGACCATTCGATCACGGTATCGCGATACTTTTTCGTATGATTCTTTTTCTGAGGGTGAAAAACAGCGTATCGATCTCTCCTTATTATTTACTTGGCGACAAATTGCCAAGATGAAAAATTCTGTATCAACTAATCTGTTGATATTGGATGAAACGTTTGATTCATCACTTGATGGTGAGGGCGTAGACAATCTTATGAAAATTATTGACACACTCAAAGAAGACACTAATGTCTTTGTGATCTCACATAAGACTGAACTTGAAGACGCACATTTCGAACGTAAATTGACATTTGTTAAAGAGAAAAACTTCAGCAGAATGCGAGAGACCACTTGACAAATAGAACTTATTATTATATAATGTGCAACATATCAACTGAGGAAATCCATCATGGAACTATCTAGCCGGACTGTCGAGATCCTGCGAAACTTCTCGACAATTAATCCAAACATTGTCGTCAACGGCGGTAACGTGTTGAAGACCATGTCTATCGCAAAGAACATCGTATCTCGTGCGGAGATCGAAGAGACTTTTCCAAATACTTTTGGCATTTATGATCTGTCAGAATTTCTCTCTGTCTTATCTCTTGTAGACAATCCATCAATTACATTCTCTGAAAACTACTGCACCGTTTCTGATGGTAGTGGTCTGTCCTCAGTGAAATATTTTTACTCAGATCCAGAGATGTTGTCTGCGCCTAAGAAAGATATTGTCATGCCTGAGTGTGAGGTCAAATTCTTACTCACTAACGAAACCCTAAGTAAGATCAAACGTGCGTCATCTGCGCTCGGCTATGACAACATTTCAATTCGTCCTTCGGGCAATTCAATTGAGATTGCAGTCGTTGACACAGAAGACTCGACATCTAACTCGTATTCGATTCAAGTTGAAGGGCAATTCCCTGCAGGCGAAGAATTTAACTTCGTTATGGGCGTGAACAATATGAAACTTCTTGGTGAAGATTATGAGGTATCTGTCTCTACTAAACTGATCTCTCACTTCCGATCAATTAATTCTAACACGCAATACTTTATTGCACTTGAAAAGTCATCAACATACGGAGCATAAAATGACTGACGAACAAGCAAAACTTAATGATTTGGCAAACCGCGTTGCGCGTAGTACTGTCGCTGTTGTCGATACAATCACTACACGTGGTGGTTTTAAAGGTGAAGAACTCACTACAATCGCACAGTTACGAGATCAAGCAATTCAAACTGTTGCTCTCTATGAGGCAGTTGCAAAGCAATTTGCTGAAGACCAATCTGAGGCAGAGTAAAGTTTTGGTCCCCTAGACCATAATTATTTCTCTCTTATTCTTGATTGACTTTTATATTATGATCTTATTGGTCTAGGGACCATTTTTTTATGATTAAATGGAATCGCGAAATCGCTCGCGAAACTTTAATACATGTAAGTCTAGGAACTGTAGTTAATTATCCGCTAAATATATTTTATACGTGGTTGGCGCTCGATGTCTGGGGAGTCACGAATCCATTAGTTCTGTCTACTATTTTGACAGTAGGTATTTCGTTTGTAGCGTTCACGCGAATATATATAGTACGTAGTCTCACTGAAAAGCGAAAAGCAAAGAGACAAGAGTACATTGATAATCTCAATCTATAATGCCGCTATAGCTCAGCTGGTAGAGCAACTGACTTGTAATCAGTAGGTCCGGAGTTCGATTCTTCGTGGCGGCACCACCACTCTAGGAGTCCCCAGTGAGCTTATTGAACAAACTATCAGATTCTTTCGCAAAATCCCAAACTGCATTCTTTAGATTTTTTGCAGATACTTTCTTTCGTAATCGTTATGGGCATCGTGCGCTTGTTTTAGAAACAGTTGCTGGTGTTCCTGGTATGGTAGGAGGAATGTTAACGCACTTAAAAAGTTTGCGTAGACTACAACGTGGTAATGGTCACAAGATTCACGAACTTCTTGCCGAAGCAGAAAATGAACGTAAACACTTGATGTTCTTTATGGAAGTGGTGCATCCATCTATTCTTGAAAGAATTATCATCATTGTTGCACAACTAGTCTTCTGGCATTACTATCTTCTACTTTATCTGATTGCGCCTAAAACCGCACATAGAATGGTTGGGTACTTTGAAGAAGAAGCGGTTCGAAGTTATACAAACTATCTTGAACTAATTGAGGCAGGAGAGATTGAAGATGTCCCTGCGCCACAAATTGCAATTGAATATTATGATTTGCTTCCTGAAGCAAAATTATCTGAAATGATTAAATATGTGCGTCGTGATGAGATGCATCATGCTAAAGTAAATCACGCATACGGTGATGGTCGCATATAAATAATCGTTCGAAATCATTTACAGAGTGCGTACAATGTTGTATAATACGCACCATCGATTTCTTTATATTATGGGGTACTAATGAGTAATGAATTTCTTTGGGTTGAAAAATATCGTCCTGTCTCTGTCTCTCAAACTATTCTTCCGAATGAGTTAAAGACAACTTTTCAAAACATTGTGAATGGTGGTGAGATACCAAACATGATGTTTGCCGGTTCTGCCGGTACAGGTAAAACCACTGTCGCTCGCGCAATATGTGAAGAACTTGAACTTGACTATATCGTCATCAATGGTTCTGAAGAGGGCAATATTGATACTCTTCGAGGTAAAATTAAACAGTTCGCCTCTTCTGTTTCTCTGTCGGGTGGTTATAAAGTTGTAATACTAGACGAGGCTGACTATCTTAATCCACAGTCAACTCAACCTGCGTTACGTGGATTTATTGAAGAGTTCTCTAATAACTGTCGATTCATTATGACGTGTAACTTTGAGAACCGCATCATCGAACCTCTCCATAGTCGATGTTCGAAATATCAGTTTAACTTTAACAAAAAAACTATGGCCCAACTGTGCGGACAGTTTATGGGTCGACTTAAAACAATTCTTGAGTCAGAAAAAGTTGAATTTGATAACGATACAGTTGCACAGATTATTATGCGTCACGCGCCCGATTGGCGACGTGTGTTAAATGAATGTCAACGTGGTTCTATATCAGGAACTTTAAACCTTGCGCCCAGTTCTGATACTGACATCAGCGATACTTACACTCAGCTGTTCAGTGCGATTCGTGACAAGAACTTCAAGAAGATGCGAACATGGGTCGTCAATAATATTGACGTAGAACCTGCGTCAGTGTTTCGTGGTCTTTATGACAGAATGTATGATCACGTTGCACCGAACAGTATTCCGCAACTCGTATTAATTCTTGCGGACTACCAGTATAAGAATGCATTTGTGGCTGATCACGAACTAAATTTGGTTGCTTGCCTCACTGAGGTCATGGCAAATGTAGAAATTAAACAATGAACACAGAAATGACGCCTGCAGATAATGTTCTGTATTTCGATAATAATATCGATGTGCGTATCTGCCCTAAAAATGGAATGTCTTCTCTTAAAGAATTGCATAGACTAAAAAGAGGCGTTAAAGAGTATATAGGTATTGTCGATCGTCTTCACAAAGTTAAGTTGTATGGTGATCAGTTTGATATTCCATTTCGCAAAGATAGTTTTCGCATCGCAGTAAAGCGTGATCCTATAAAAAGATTCATGTCTGCGTGTGAGTATATTGTATCTAATCGATATCGATATGAACTGAACGATAGAAGTGATGATTTGCCTATATTGCCTCTAGAGTTAGATGACGTTCTTACTGGTATAGAATCTGGTATCATTAAAAATAATCATTTCTACACTCAGACTTGGTATATGGGTAAACCAAGCATGTACGATGTCGTATTCGATCTTGACGAATTAACTACTCTTATGTTATTATTAAATAATGCAGCAAAACTTGGATTTGATTCACAAAAAGTGAGTATTCACGATAATCGTACTACTCAGAAAGTTTACAACGATGTTTTAACTGAGTCTCAGAAACAAAGAATTAGACAGTTTTATTGTAAAGATTATGAGAATGGGTGGTGTTGATGAGTGCTAAGATTGGGCCCTTTGATTTTTTAAACAGTATTAATACAAATAAGATCAATTTAATTGATCAAGACCCGGAGGTAGAGTCTAAATATAATGCATTTTTAGTGAATCGCTCTCTGTCATATTTTCCAGATACGGTGTTTATGTCTAATGAAATGAACAGATTGCATTATGTGGATTCAAAAATGCAATATGATTTTCTTATAAATATTGTCAGAACCAAAAAAAGATTCTCTAAATGGGATAAACCTGAACAACGAGCCGACTTGGATTGTATTAAGGAATATTTTGGCTACAGTGAATCAAAAGCGAAACAGATAATTGGACTCTTAACAGAATCGCAAATAAAAACAATTAAAGATAAGGTATCCAGAGGTGGAAGAGAATAATCTAGTCCAATGGAATTCTGATATGATGTTAGAGATAACATTAGCAGAACCAGATGACTTTTTAAAAGTCAGAGAAACATTAACACGAATAGGTGTTGCGTCACGTCGCGATAACACCTTATTTCAGTCGTGCCATATCTTGCATAAGCAGGGTAGATATTTTATCGTCCATTTTAAAGAGTTATTTCTGTTGGATGGTAAGAAGTCAAATCTAGAAGTTTCAGATATGGAACGTCGTAACACAATCGCAACCCTTCTGCAGGATTGGGGGCTTGTTAGCATCGTAAATAAAGATGTCGCACGTGACTGTGCGCCTATGAGACAGATTAAAATTATCTCTTATAAAGAGAAGTCAAAGTGGAATCTGCAACCAAAGTATAATATTGGAAACAGTTGATAATGTCAGATTATTATGGAATTTTTGATGATCGCGAAGATGAGATCAAAACTAAAACTCCGTTCGTAGGTCGCTTGCCGTTTAATATGGAAGAGGCCTACGGGTGGAACGAGTTCATGAACATGATGGACTCTCACCCCGATGAGTTGTATGATCGCAACTCTGATAAGATGCGCATCGGCCTTAACTCTTTTCATAGTCGCGGTAGTGCACCGGACTTTGCGAAGAAAATATATGAGGAGATGCAAGAGGTCTTCACTCTTCACGCCAATAAGATCACTAACATTGCATTCAGTGGTTTTGGGCGTGATAGTGGATCTTATCCTTGGCATAAAGATTCAATGGACGTTTTTCTAGTTCAGGTTATTAGTACTGTCGGTCTCAAGGTAGAAGGCATCAATAACAATGAACCGTTCGACTTCAATCCAGGGATGTATGTGTACTTGCCTCGTGGTACTCACCACCAAGTATTTCCAAAAATCTCCCGTGTATCATTTTCGTTTGGCGTAGAGGGGGATCCAGATCCATCAATGTACTACTAAGGACGATGTATGTCAAAGAAGAAAAATAACAATGTTGTTTCGTTTTCTGAAGTAGCCGCAAAGAAACAGGAAAAAGAGAAAGAGTTAGAATTTTATTATAGACACTTGGACATGTGCTTGCAAAAACAAGCGTTCATAGAAATGGACATCAAGGTCACGAAAGAAATAATCGACATGATCGAAAATGAGACTGTCGTGATAGTCGATGATTCTGTACCATTATTAAGTATAGATGATGACGACTATGATTTAGATGAGTGAATTATTCACACATTGAATGTTACTTTAATACACATTTCGTGTATATATAGTATCGAGTGTGCCGAATAGTCGGGCACTCTTTTTAAACTTGCTTAATTTTAAGGAGTCACAACATGACATTAACAGCAAAACAACTGTTCCCACGTTCAGCATTCGTCGGATTTGATACCATGATCGACGAATTAGACAGAGTCGCACGACACTCGGGTGATACGTTCCCCCCGCATAATATCCTAAAGACGGGAGAGGATCAATACCTAATCGAGTTAGCCGTCGCCGGATTCACGGAAGACGAGCTCGAGATCGAAGTAAAGAACCGAACACTTACCATTCGAGGGTCTGTAGACGACACTAATAGAGACTATATTCACAAAGGTATTTCGACGAAAAAGTTCGAACGCCAGTTCCGTCTGTCGGAGTATGTTGAAGTAATGGGAGCTGATTTCAGGAACGGATTACTCGCAATTGCATTGGAAGTAATAATCCCTGATAGTCAGAAGCCTCGTAAAATAGAAATCAATTCGGCGCGTACTATTGAAAGCACGCCACAACTATTAAACGAGGAGAGCAACAATGGAGAAGGGTCGCCTACCGAGCTCTAAGATCAGTAAGATCGAAGAGATGGGTTGGGTGTTCGCATCGCTATCAAGTGTGTTTGTGATAGCATTCTGCGTCCAACAGCTAGTCTAATAAATAAGGGGGAGCAATCCCCCTTTTTTATGTGAGAAATATGAAAGCAATACAAATTGTAATGAAAGGAGATAAACGGTCTGAAGAGTACGCTGCACTCTCCCGTTGGTCTTTTCAGCGCGCTATCGACGAAGGATACATTGACTCTATCGAAACGTTCGAGGCAATCACACCTGACTCAGAAGACTTTCAAAAACACGTAGACAAGTACGTCTGGTCTAAAAGTCTTATGGGTCTTGATATCAAGTCAGGTAAAGATAAAGATGATCACTCACCTACAGAGAAAGCGGGAATGTGTTCTCACTGGGAACTTATGCGACAACAGGGTGAATCGGATGAAAAGTTCTGGATCATGGAGCACGACACATGGTTGATCGAAGAGCGATATGAGGCGTTCAAACTTCTCGCTGAGTACGCCGAGAACACGCTCTACGCAAACATAGGTCTGTTTATGGGTATGTACTGTATGGACCAGAGATTTGCTCACTGGGGTCACCACATGCTTGTAAACAATGCCTTTCCCATCAACTGCGGACCTTACTGCGTACTGCAACGTCTTTTTAGAACATATACCACACATCATTTAGAGCTCCCAGAGATTGATCATTATGGCATTCGCAACACAGCCTTGCATCCTTGGAATAATTGTGATACAATAGGGGTTGGTCGTGATATAGGAAAATATTTCAATATGCGTGATCACAAGATGACAGGTATACCCACACCAACAACACAATTAATATCTAAGAAACTAAGTGTCACACAAGATCACCATGGTTATAAAGATCAGCACATCGAAGAACCTTGGACGCGTCATAAATTTTTTCATGTCATCGATTGACAGGCGGAGCTAAATAAGTTATAATATCGATCAAATAGTAAAGGTATATTATGACTTATACTCCCTATACTCTAGATGATGTGTACGCCGCATCATCTTTAAAGAAGTTCAATGTCATCTCTACGTTTGCGGGTGGTGGTGGCTCATCTACTGGTTATCGTCTTGCAGGTGGTGACATTCTCGCGATCAATGAATTTGTCGAAGAGGCAAGAAACACATATCGCGACAACTATCCTAACACGCCTATTGTCCCAGATGATATCAAGCAACTCTCTGGTCAAGACTTTTTAGATCTTACAGGTCTTAAGAAAGGCGAACTTGATATACTAGATGGGTCACCACCTTGTTCTGCATTCTCGGTTGCAGGTAAGTTATCTCACTCAAAAGAAGGCAAACACTCTGATGGTTGGGGTCAGACTAAGACGTATTCAGATGGAATGGTTGTCGAGAACATCGAGGATCTATTCTTTGAGTTTTTACGTGTTGCCAATGATATTCAACCGAAAGTGATCATCGCGGAAAATGTGAAGGGTCTTACCATCGGTGAGGCGAAAGAGTATTACAATCGTATATTGAACGAATTCGAAAACATTGGGTATGAAGTTGTCTCTGAAGTGATGGACGCACGATACTATGGTGTATCACAGACACGATCTCGTGTTATCTTTATTGCAGTACGAAACGATGTCGCAGAAGAAGTTGGTCTTAATTTCTTGACAATGAGTCATTTGTTTCCAGACCCATCACGTAATGTCGTACCACTAAAAGATGCACTTGTGAATCTAGAATATGATCAAGAAGAAGTAGACTACTTACGTGAAAAATTTGAGCGTACTGCCTACTGGCGCGATACTGGTTCTAAAATGGAAACATATCCAACTAAAGTATTGACGGGTATGGACTATCATCCAAAGGGTCATCACTTTAATTTAAAACGTGTGTCTCTTGAGACGCCCGCACCTACATTGACTGCAATGGGTAATGGTGACACAACCGCTGGCGCGTTTCACTGGGCAGAACCAAGAAAGTTGACACTTGGTGAATTAAAGCGTATAATGTCACTACCAGATGATTTCAAACTCACTGGTAAATGGAATCAGAAAGCAGAACGTATTGGTCGTATGGTACCACCATTGATGATGAAGGCAGTGGCAGAATCCGTATATGAGAACGTATTGAAGGTATACAATGAACGATCGTGAACCAGATTTTTCTTTTGCGCACCGCGACGAAGGGTTTGACAACCACATCGATCAGTCGATCCGTGGTTATGCAAATCTACACGCAGATGTAGTGGCGATGTCGCAGTATTTTGTTGAAGACGACAAAAACGTGGTTGATATTGGTTGCTCTACAGGTAAGACCATCTATGAGATGATGAAACAGAACAATCAGTTTGCTCCTCATGCGAAGTACACTGGTGTCGAATATGCATCTGGCTTCATTGATGATATGGATAATCGTTTGACCCAGATTGTCGATGAAGAACTTGGTATCTGTCGATTCATGAATCAAGACATTCGTGACTTCACATTTGAAGACTGCACATTGGTCACGTCACTGTTCACGTTGCAATTTATGCCACCGTCTTGTCGTAAAGATGTTTTGAAAAGAATCTATCACGGACTCGATCAGAACGGTGCGTTCATCTTTGCAGAGAAGACCGTGAGTGAAGACGCACGTATTCAAGAGATCATGACGTTCCAGTTTTATGATCACAAACGCAAACACTTCAGTGGCAATGACATCCTTGAGAAAGAAGTCGAACTACGCCACATGTTGAAACCAAATACATGGAGAGAGTTACACAGTCTATTGATGACTGCGGGATTTGATTCCAAGAAAATCCAACCGTTCTGGCAGAACCATCTGTTCGTCGGTGCGATTGCAATCAAGTGAGGGTTGACAACAACTCTCTTTTCGTTTATAATGGTGACCATGACTGAATTTTATACATCTGCCCTACGTCGAGGGAATAATATCCTGTATCGCGGTTACAAGAACGGCGAATCTGTCAAAAAGAAAATTACATTCAAACCCACACTTTTTATTTCAGGCGACTCGAAATCAGACTGGCGCACTCTAGACGGCAAGTCTGTCGTTGAAATGCAGTTTGATGATATGAGTGCAGCCACAGATTTTATTTCAACGTATCGCGACGTTGATAATGTTGAGATCTATGGTAATAATAACTATGTCACTCAATTTCTGACACGCAAGTTTCCTAAACGAATTGAGTTTGATCGGTCTCTTGTAAATGTTATTAACATCGATATCGAGGTTGCGTCAGACGCTGGATTTCCTGAGCCCGAAACGGCAGATCATCCTGTCATCTCAGTTGCGCTACGTGCGAATGACGGCACGTACTGGGTCTGGGGTATGGGTGACTACAATCCTCGAGAAAACGTCTTATACATCAAATGTGATAACGAATTTGATCTTCTTACTAAGTTTGTTAACTACTGGTCGACACACACGCCTGACGCGATTACTGGTTGGAATACGCGATTCTTTGATATACCTTATCTGATCAATCGTATGCGCAAACTGACTGGCGACGACAAGATGTCGAATCGTCTATCGCCATGGGGTATTGTAAGAGAACAGAACATTACGATCAACGGTAAGTCTAATCAGGCATATGTTATCGAAGGCGTTGAGTCTCTTGACTATCTTGAAGTATACAAAAAGTTTACTTATACTCAACAAGAATCATATCGCCTTGATCACATCGCCCACGTTGAACTAGGAGAACGTAAACTTTCGTATGAAGAACACGGTAACTTGTTCACTTTGTACAAAGAAGATTATCAGAAGTTTATTGACTACAATCTGAAAGACGTTGAGTTAGTTCACAAACTGGATGAGAAACTCGATTTGATCTCTCTGATTCTCACGATGGCGTACAAGGCGGGAGTGAACTACACTGATACTCTTGGTACCACTAATATCTGGGATTCGATCATCTATCGCATGTTGAACGAACAAAAGATTGCAGTTCCACCTAAGACAGATAAGATCAAGACTCCATATCCTGGTGGGTATGTGAAAGAACCTCAAGTCGGGTCTCATGAATGGGTTACATCATTTGACTTGAACTCTCTATACCCGAACATTATTGTGCAGTACAACATGTCACCTGAGACTGTTATGGACGGTATTATCTCTGGTGTCTCTGTAGATGGTTTCTTAGATGGTACTCATGATGTCACGAACGAGAACTATTCTCTTGCGCCGACGGGGATTCGTTTCTCTCATGATCGCAAGGGTGTAGTGCCTGCCATCATTGAGCAATATTATGCAGAACGTCGTATTATCAAAGATGAGATGCTCAAGGCTCAACAAGAGATGCAAACTAATCCCAGTAAACAACTGGAGTATCGCATAACCTCACTCAATAATAATCAGATGGCCATCAAGATTTTGATGAACTCTCTTTATGGTGCGCTTGGCAATAAATACTTTCGTTATTTTGACCAACGCGTTGCAGAGTCCATTACTCTGGCTGGTCAGTTGGCGATCAAGTGGGCAGAAAGGACCGTAAACCATGAGATGCAAGAAATTCTTAAAACAGATGAAGATTATGTCGTGGCGATTGACACCGATTCTGTTTACATTCGAATGGGCGATCTTGTCGATCGTTTTAATCCCGTCAATCCTGTTAAGTTCTTAGATAAAATATGTTCGTCTCATTTTGAAAAGAAACTCGATAAGTCATATGCGAAGATGGCAGAAATCACGGGCGCATATGTTAATCGCATGGAGATGGGCCGCGAGGTGATCGCAGACCGTGGGATCTGGATGGCAAAGAAACGATACATTCTGAACGTCCACAACAACGAAGGTGTCCAGTACACAGAACCCAAACTCAAGATGATGGGCATCGAGGCGATCAAATCATCTACACCTGCTGTTGTCCGTGATAAGATGAAAGAAATCTTCCGCGTCATCATCGAAGGCACTGAGTCTGATACTCAATCGTTTATCAGTAAATTCAAAACACAATTCAAAACCCTACCGCCCGAAGATGTCTCTTTCCCTCGTGGCGTTTCTGATCTCGCAAAGTGGTCAGATCGAAACACGGTATACAAGAAGAGCACACCCATCCATGTTCGCGGTGCGTTATGTTACAATGCGGCATTGAAGAGTGCGGGTCTTACACAATCATATGAATCAGTAAAAACTGGCGAGAAAATTAAATTTGTGTATCTCAAAGTTCCAAATCGTCTGGGCGAGAATGTAGTATCATATCCTCTTAATCTGCCCAAAGAACTTGGTCTGCATTCTCACATTGATTACGATACGATGTTTAACAAAACATTTCTTGATCCTCTTGAGCCAATTCTCGATGCAGTTGGTTGGACCGCAGAACCTGCCGCATCTCTCGAAGACTTTTTCGGTTGACACATACACTAAGTGTATGATATGATACATGACATGTATGAAGTAACCATATTCAAAAATCAATATGATAACAAAACTCATCGTCGAACGTCTTTCCAGAGTTGGTTAGATTTCACGGTGAGTTTGCGTGATTCATATATGAAACCTGGAGAGAAAGGTGGCGCTAACAGTAGTCCTCTTATTACTCCTAGTGTGTTCGACGTGGGTACGACGCGCAGTAACAAATCTGTTCTTTATTGGTCTAGTTGGTGTTGCGTTGATGTGGATGATAATATTGACGGCGTTACTGATTCAGAATCTTTAAGAGAATGGTTAAAGAATCGGTTTGGTCAGTATGACTATATCGTTTATAACACTGCGAGTTGTAGAGAGAATAATATTAAGTTTAGAATTGTGTTTCGTCTAGATGAACGGGTTGAGAACGCTCGCATTCGTGCATTTTGGCACGCCTTGAATACTGAACTAGGTGAACTTGGCGATCCTCAGACAAAAGATTTATCTAGAATGTATTACGTGCCCGCCCAGTACCCTAATGCATATTCGTTCTTTATGATTAACAACGGTGATGCAATTAATGTCTCAGAGTTGATTGCCAAACATCCTTACGTAGAAAAGTCTGGCAATTCTTTTCTAGATAGACTGCCTCTTGCCATGCAACAGGCAGTGATACAGCACCGTAAAGATGCCCTAAATAACACCGACTATCGATGGTCATCTTATCGTGACTGCCCATTCTGGCCACGTAAACTTGGTGCAGAATATCAGCAGATCACTGGTACTGGTTGGTATTCAAAGATGTACAAAATTATGATTGCGATTGCAGGTAATGCATATAGTAAGGGTTATCCAATCACTGCATCGCAAATCGCAGATCTGTGTCGCGAGTTTGATCGCGAGACTGGTAATTGGTATGAGAACAGACCTCTCATTGTAGAGGCAGATCGTGCCTTAGAATATATTTACAAAAACGGATGAATGAAATGAAAAAAGTATTAGTAACAGGCGCAGCTGGTTTTATTGGTTCGCAATTGGCTGCTAGATTAATGGAACGTGGTCTTGAAGTGAAGGGTATCGATAACTTCAATGATCACTTATACTCACCTCTACTGAAGGCAGATCGAGTGCGACATTTCGGTATCAGTATGTGGGGCTGTGATCTAACAGACGAAATTAAATTAGAAGCACTTCTGCGCGATTTCGAACCCGACACGATTGTTCACTTGGCTGCTCATGCTGGTGTTCGTGACTCTATGGGTAAAGAGAAACAATATCACGCAAACAACATTGACGGTACACAGAATCTAATTGATATCTGTAAACGATATCTGCCAGACACACGTATCGTATATGCATCAACATCGTGTGTCTATGCAGGGTCTCAAGTGCCTTGGACCGAAGGACGTGAAACTGGCAAACAGTTGAACCCTTACGGGTGGTCAAAGTGGACCAACGAGTGTCAGTTTCAATCATCCGGACTGAACACCGTTGGTCTGCGCTTTTTTACTGTCTATGGCCCATGGGGTCGACCAGACATGGCGTTGTTTGATTTCACTAAAAACATTCTTGACGAAAATGAAATTACCGTGTATAATTTTGGTGATATGAAACGTGACTTTACTTACATCGATGATATTCTTGATGGGATTGAAATCGTATTAGAAAATGATATGATTCCGTCTGGCGAGATTTTTAACATCGGTCGTGGTGAACAAGTCGCGCTCATGGACTTTATTGGTGAAATTGAAAAGAATACTGGCAAGACAGCAATTAAGAATCTGGCACCTAAACATCCTGCTGATACACTTGAGACTTGGTCAAATACTGCGAAACTTCGCAAACTTGGTTACAGTCCTAAAGTAAGTATCGCTGAGGGTGTTGCCCGATTCTATGAATGGTATAAGTCTTATCATAAGGTAGATTAATGAGACAATTTAATAAAAGAAAAAATAACAATACATTCAAGATCGGCATTGTCGGACACGGCTTTGTCGGTCAGGCAGTTGAGTATGCATTTACTCATCCGCTTGTAGAATTTCAGTTATTTGATCCAAAGTATAATAGTGATGTAGAAGATCTAAAAGACTTGGCACCTGAAGAGCATCCTCATTGCTTTTTCATTTCTGCGCCAACGCCGTCTAATGATGACGGTTCTGTAAACTCTTCTATTGTAGAGACTGCGGCAGTCAAGTGTCTGAATTATACAGACGCAACTGTCATCGTTAAGTCTACTATCACACCTGATGTGATTGATCGTTTATACGGTGCGATGGATAAAGAGCAGAGAGATCGATTCTGTTACAATCCAGAATTTCTGACTGAGAAAAACGCAAAGTCAGATTTCGTATCTGCAAAGTTTCATGTCATGGGCGGTACGCCTCAAGCCGTAATGGAAGTTACCGACATTTATGAAATCTTCAGTGGGTGCGAGTCAAATGAATATCATCGCATGACTGCATATGAAGCATCCTTTGTGAAATATACGATCAATTCATTCTTATCCACAAAGATCACATTCTTTAATCAGTTGTATGATCTAGTAAATCTTTATGGTTGTAACTACAATACAATCGTTCGTGCCGCAGGTAAAGATGATCGTGTTGGTCTTGGTCACACACGAGTTCCCGGCTTTGACGGTAAACGTGGATTTGGTGGTGCATGTTTACCTAAAGACACGAAGGCATTTCTGCGTTTCTCGACACACAAAGACGTTAATGATAATGTTGTATGTTTTGACTTACTTGAAAAAGTACTTGACATCAACAGTGATTATCGTGTACAATATGACCTCGATGAACGTGAAAAAGTGAACAATATTACATTTGTAGATTTCGGAGCAAAGAATGTCGATAATGGACAAACTGAAGAAGAACTCGAAGATTAAGGAGACTTCTACTTTATCAACGAGCAAATTCTTCACAGAAAAAGATATGGTCCCGACAGATGTGCCAATGGTTAATGTGGCACTGTCGGGTTCAGTCAATGGTGGTATCTCGCCTGGTCTTACAGTACTTGCGGGCCCGTCAAAACACTTCAAGACATCATTCGCCTTACTTATGGCGGGCGCATATTTAAATGCAAAACCAGATGCAGTCATGTTGTTTTATGATTCAGAGTTTGGTTCGCCTCAGTCATACTTTGAGCAGTTTGGTATTGATACAGATCGCGTGTTGCACACACCGATCGCAAATGTCGAAGAACTCAAGTTCGACATGATTAATCAACTAGAGAATCTTGATCGCGAAGATGATGTGATCATTGTGATTGATTCTATTGGTAATCTTGCGTCCAAAAAAGAACTCGAAGATGCGCTGAATGAGAAGGGTGTTGCAGACATGTCTCGTGCGAAGGCACTTAAGGGTCTGTTCCGCATGACCACACCTTATCTGACGATGAAGAACATTCCGTTACTTGCGATCAATCACACTTACAAAGAGATCGGTTTGTTTCCAAAAGATATCGTCGGCGGTGGTACAGGTATTTACTACTCTGCGGACAACATCTGGATTCTGGGTCGTCAACAAGAGAAGCAAGGAACTGAGGTTGTTGGTTACAACTTCGTAATCAACGTAGAGAAGTCCCGTTATGTTAAAGAGAAGTCTAAGATCCCGATTGGTGTATCATGGGAAGGTGGTGTTCAGAAGTATTCGGGTCTACTTGATGTCGCTCTTGCTGGTGGTTATGTCGCTAAGCCTTCTAACGGTTGGTATCAAAAAGTTGACACAACTACAGGCGAACTCGTTGGGACTAAAGTACGAACAAAAGACACTTTGAGCGCTGAGTTCTGGGAACCTGTATTCGAAACAACTAACTTTGCAGACTTCTTAGAGAAGACTTACAAGATCGGTTACTCTAGTGAAGTTAACGCAGAACTCATTGCTGAGTTGGAGGAAGCATGAAAGACTTAAATTTAGATAAGCCATCTGAGTTTCTAGACTATAAACTAGAACCAGTTGTTGTCGATGGAGTTGATGCGTGGAACGTAAATCTGTTACGTTCCCCATATACTGATGTAACTATTCGATATCAAGGTGTGCGTCTTGATGGTGAGAAAGGTGAAATTAGTTTTAATTTCGATGTTATTGACACACCTGATGAGAATGTGTATAATACTGAAAACGTAGAGCTGCAAAATTTTGCGGCAGAAGTATTAGAAGATATTTTAGAGGCAGCAATAGAAACTGGCTCTCTCACTGCAAAGGCTATCGATGACGGAAATCAATCTACAACAGACGATTCTTCGGAATCTACTGACTAACGATTCTTACATGAGAAAGGTTGCGCCCTTTCTCGCACCTGACTATTTTGAAGGGGTCTACAAAGGCCTCTTTAAAGAATTCACTTCTTATATCGCAAAGTTCAATAATCTTCCTACGATCGAGGCATTCAAGATCGAAATTGATTCTGCCGATCGTCTGACAGATGAGCAGTATCGACAGGCGATAGAAATTCTACCAGACATCTTTAAGTATTCTGAAGAAGATTTAAAGTGGTTAGTCGAGCGCACAGAAAAGTGGTGTCAAGATCGGGCGGTATTCAATGCTGTCATGGAATCAATAACTATTATTGATGGTAATCATCAATCGTTATCTCGCAATGCAATACCTGACGTTCTATCAAAAGCGTTGTCCGTGTCTTTTGACACAAATATTGGTCACGATTACTTAGAGAATGCAGATGCTCGATTCGAGTTTTATCATACAGATGAAGAACGATTGCCGTTTGATCTAGATTACTTTAATCGCATCACTAAGGGCGGTTTGCCTAATAAGACATTGAATATCGCACTCGCGGGTACTGGTGTGGGTAAGTCTTTGTTTATGTGTCATGCCGCTGCCGCCGCACTGAGTCAGAACAAAGATGTTCTTTACATTACTATGGAAATGTCCGAAGAGAGAATCGCTGAACGTATCGACGCGAATCTACTCAATGTGCCTATCGACCAGTTGACAAATATTAGTAAAGACATGTTTTCAAATCGTGTTAAGAATATTGCAGATAAGACAACAGGCAAGTTGATCATCAAAGAGTATCCAACTGGCAGTGCACATGCAAATCATTTTCGCGCATTGTTAAATGAATTGAAATTAAAGAAGAAGTTCACGCCAGATATTATATTCATTGATTATTTGAACATCTGTGCCTCTTCTAGAACGAAGGCTATGGGCGGTTCTATTAACTCATACACGTACATTAAGTCTATTGCAGAAGAACTTCGTGGTCTCGCTGTAGAATTCGATGTACCGTTATTCTCGGCGACTCAGACGACAAGATCTGGCTATTCAAATGATGATCTAGGTCTTGAAGATACTTCAGAATCATTTGGTCTTCCCGCCACGGCAGACCTTATGTTTGCATTGATCACTAATGATGAATTGAGTTCAAATGGTCAGATACTTGTTAAACAGTTAAAGAATCGATATAACGACCCCCATATGCATCAACGATTCGTTGTCGGTGTTGACCGAAGTAAAATGAGATTATTTGATGTCGATCAAAACTCTTCCCCACTAAATAAAGATGTAGATGATGGACCAGCTTTTGATAATTCCAACTCGGGCCAGCGAATAAACACAGAAAAATTCGCTGGTTTCACACTATAAGGAAAATAACAATGGATCCAATCGTACATACTGTTTTAGCAGTGGGTTTAATGTGGTGTGCATACTTCATAGGTAAACTATTCGGTAAACAGCAAGGTATTAATGCCGCAGTTGCATTCTTACTACATACTGGTGCGACAACTGAAGCTAAACTGAAAGAGGCAAATGATCTGTTTGAAAATCAAGATCGTTAATCTAGATTAATATTATGACTGAAGTGGTAATTCGTAATAAAGAAATGTTAGACGTACTCAACGGGTTCTCCGAAGAGATGCTGTCTAAACCGTCGTACAACGACAAAAAGTATTGGACTTATCGTGAAGAAAAGGATGTTGACTTGGGGTCTTATTACACCTCACGTGAGTATCTGGAAGAATGTCTTTCACGAGACAGTCTGGTTGGCCCGCCGGATCGGTACTTCGCACAGCCGATAGCGAAAATGGTGCGAGAAGATAAAGAAACATGGGGAGACTTCATGCAGAAGGTCAAGTACGATTTCGCATCGGAACTTGGCGCACACACTTCTGCATTACTCTCTTACTATCCGCCTGGTGGGTTCGTGGGTTGGCACACTAATTACGATGCCAATGCATATCAAGTTTTGTTTACATGGTCAGAGACTGGAGAAGGTTTCTTCGAGTACTACGACAAACAAAAAGACGAAATTATCAAGATCGAAGATGTGCCTGGCTGGCAATGCAGACACTACTACTTCGGTGCGGAACAAGAAGAAGATCTGCACTGTTGGCACGCTGCATACACAGAATGTCAACGCATTACCCTCGCCTATAAGTTTGTCAACAACGGAAGCATAAATAATCCCGAAGACGTGCAGGCACGTGCCATGCGCGATATGTTAATCGAAGATATAGAGACAGAGTAATGTATTCTGATAAAGTTATAGACCACTACGAGAACCCACGCAATGTGGGTAAGATGGACAGGGAAGATGAAAACGTCGGAACTGGAATGGTTGGTGCACCTGCGTGTGGTGACGTGATGCAACTACAGATACGAGTCGAGGACGGAATCATTGAAGACGCAAAGTTTAAGACTTATGGTTGTGGCAGTGCTATTGCTAGTAGTTCTTTACTCACCGAATGGGTCAAAGGAAAAAGTCTCGAAGAAGCTGGGAATATCACTAATACAGAACTAGCGAAAGAACTCGCACTCCCACCAGTAAAAATCCATTGCAGTGTACTCGCAGAGGATGCGATCAAAGCTGCCATCAAAGATTACAAAGAGAAGAACTAATGTTACTTACAGCAGGATGCAGTTTCGTCTGGGGCGACGAGCTGGAAGGTTTTGATAATGACCCGCCGACCCACCAACACCTTACCTTTACACATCTTCTTGCAGAGAAGTTGGTTGTCGAATATGTCAATCTTGGTGTTTGTGGCGCGTCTAATGATAAAATCTTTCGTGAGGTGACTGACTGGTTGCACAATCATCCAGAAAAAAGACCAACCCATATGGTGGTGATGTGGTCTGCGTTCCAACGCGCAGAGATCGTTGAGTACATGCCAGCAGAAAGAGATGTCAAGATCGGAAGGCAAACCGACGTGACTCAGTTTTCTGCTATGCGGACAGAATGCATCTACGACAGAAGAAAAAGAGCAGTAATGGATCGATGGTACGAAGAAGCATATGACTCTCGTACGGATGTCATGCATACACTGAGTATGATGAAGACATTAGAACTTCTTTGTGAGGGTCTAGACATTCAACTCATACAAGGGTTCTTTCACAAACGTTGTTGGTCGAATATCATGGCGATCTTGCGCAACGAGAATCTGGACGTAGATGACGATATTCGTGAAGCAGACACTTCATCTATGCCTGACTATCAAATGTGGTTGAAGGACGCAATTAAAAATCTACACGTCAATAGTCGTATCGGTGCAGGAAGAGGTAAAGATTTGTTCACTCTTGCTTTAGAAGGTGATGATGTAAAACCATATGGTCACCCAGGCGAGAAAACTCAAATAGTCTTTACTGACATGCTCTATGATAGGTTCACTTCTTGACATAACTCTAGTGCTGTAGTATAATACTTGCATCATTTAACTAATGGAGCAGTATCATGCCTTACTTAGACATTTATGTCGATGATGATCAGTTTGAACGTATAGTCGTAGAAGAACTAGACTATGCAATTTCTAACGACCCAGAAATTGAAAACGACTCAGAGTTACGCCGAGCGATGATGCTTGTGAGAAACTATTTCTGTAATCAATCAGAGATCGTTCAGCAAGCATTTCCTTTCATGTATGATTATCAGGAGATGGAAAATGAACTATCAAGCCAACCTAACTAGAGAGTACGCGCACCTTAGAAGAAAGGCGGGGAACAACCCCACACCTAAACAAAGGAAACGAATCGAGAAGCTAGAAAAACTTCTGAGACGTACTCTGTGAAACTGATACGTGCCTTTTCGGTAACTGCATTAGTCTCGATATTTACTTACGTCGGGTATGTGAATGCATCCCCTCAAGTCAGTAATGATGATTTAGAATGCCTTGCACTTAATGTTTATCACGAGGCGCGATCTGAGAGTCTCGCAGGACAATATGCGGTTGCGGACGTGGTCCTCAACCGAGTAGAATCGCCTATATATCCTAACAACGTTTGTGACGTAGTTTATCAGGGAATAATGTGGGAAGGGTTTCCGGTTCGTGATAGATGCCAGTTCAGTTGGTATTGTGACGGTAAGTCTGATCATCCAACAGAAACTGATTCTTGGTATCGAGCTATCGGTGTTGCGGTCAATATTCTGCATAATGATCAATTCCGTGGGATTACAGAAAGTGCAACGCATTATCATACCGACTACGTTAACCCCACATGGAACACATCCATGAACTACATCGGCCGTATCGGGAACCACTTATTTTACTTGGAGACAAGATGATTTTAGAGTGCTTGATGTGTCTGTCGATTGAGACGACACCCTTAGAACCTGTCCCTACCAAGGTCCAATCTGCCGTTCGTGAAGTTTTTAAAACTTCTTACGGTAAGAAAAGGCCTTTTTGGCGAACACGTAAAGTCACCGTGACTCTGGACTCTCGTACAAATCTTGTCTTGTCTAGTAGGAGAAAAGAATTGTTCACTGTTGTTCATTATGTCAATATATGATATAATATCTAACTCTACGAAACAATAAATACTCTTGGGTTGGCAACACAACAATAAAGTAGTATAATAAGAGGTAAAAGGACAATGGAAGGATTAACATATCCGTCAACATATTTTCGTGATGGTGCAGTTGATCTTGGTAATGTATACATTGCAATGGATCCGATGGGAATTATTATCGGAGTATACAAATGTCCTGAAAAGGCAAT